GAAAAGATTTTGTCACCGTCACTTATGGCGCAATGACAAAAGAAAAGCGTATCGCGCTTCATCTTGAAAAGAGTCATAATAATGATGCGTATGCAATGGGGAATTGTCACCCGGCACACCGTTGCGAGTTTGGACATTACCAAAAACGATGCAGAAACAATCGTGTGCTGGAAAAATTCTACGATGCCACTTATATCGACACCCGCACCGGTGACAAAGCAAAAGGTAAAGAACTTTTTAACGGCAGAATTAGCCGTAATCACAAAAAGGATTCTGAAGACCTGCACAAGTACCGCAGCAAAAAGGTGTCGAAGGGGCGTCGCTCTATAAGAAGACAGCGCTATGCAATTCAGCCATACGACACTGTGCGTCTCGAAAGTAAATCATACATTACAAGCGGGTGCCATAACAAAGGCACAAGACTTTTGATTCCTGCTAATGGGAAAAGTAAGTCCGTAGCAATTTCCAAAGTTCAAGTTGTTTGCCATGCGGGAGCATGGATACAAATCATTTAAATGTTGAAAGGAGGTAAGCAGGAAATGCTGTATCTTAGTCTTTTCTAAGAAACGCATTCCTCCCCACCTAAGCCTTACGGCTATAGATAGGGTGTCCTGCTCCATAATTATGAAGCACAAAATCTCGGAAACCGGCGCTCGGATGCTTAAATATCAAGAGCAGCTTGCCGACGAATACAAGTACAAGCCCATCCCACGTACCTTTTTCAAGGATGTGCGGGCAGAATTTGAAGAAACTTTGCCGGAATGGTGCAATATGTCCGGCGATACGACCAAACTCGAAACCAGAAGCGGCACGGTCATTGCCAGCGGGTATAACCGAATCGTGATTGGCGACTACGGCGCATTCGTTGAGTTTTCGCGTGCCCAAGCAAATGCACGTCATTTGAAAATCAAAGAGGGGCAGAGCTATCGTATCGAAGACCCGCGCTATGCCGAACATGTGAAATATCTTTGGCTCACAGCGGACGATAACTCTGACGTGAAAGTATACGACCAAAAACGCTTGGTTGAGTACGCTGACTACAAGCCGGGGATGCTGTATGTCAGCGTGTACGAGGTGTTTCCGGCAGGAGAAGGTCACTGAAAAGAAAGCCGAACCACGGGACGAATGGGGACAGGGTGATTCCATTGCTGACCTATACGCAAAGAGCGGCGCAGTGGTTTCACAGGTCAGCTCGGCCAAAGATTTGCTGAATTTCCTGCAATCTGCCGGAACCACAAGGCATTTGTGATGCGCTTGCCCCAACCACTAGATATAGTGGTATCTTAATGTTTGTTTACAATTTAGACACTATATATTGTGTCTTTTCATTGACCGGATACCACATATATGGTATAATACAATTGTTCTCAGGAAGAGGAACGGCTCCTGAGACATCAAGGTTTTCCTTTCCCCAATCTTGGTCGCATGGCTTCATTTGAGCTGACACAGGTGAAGCGTGAAAATCATCCGTTTCATAGTAATATCCTTCCTTTCTTTGGCGTGGGTAACTCCGCGCCAGCCGTCCAAGCAAACAGCCTCCACGCGGCGGACGGTGGACAACAGATGTTTCCGTGTTCCGGGCATCTGGCTAATGTTTGTATTTGCTGGTTTAGCTCAGCTGGTAGAGCAACTGATTTGTAATCAGTCGGTCATCGGTTCAAGTCCGATTTCCAGCTCCAGACGCTATCCGTTGGATGTATCGAAGTCACATGATACGATGCTATACACAACATCTGGCGGACAGCATGCCACCCATTAAGACGGCCTCCTCGTGGCGGGTGGCGGACAGCGGCTCTTGCGGCTGCTGACGAATGTCTTAGAAGCATGCAAACGTACGAGCATCCCCGTCAAGTCGGGGCGCATCCAGACGCGACACAGCCGTAAAGGCGAGATTGCTGCACGGCAACTGGTAAGTTTCGCCGCAGTCTCACACACAGCCCAACAACAACCGTTAACCCGATTTGACAGGGAATCAACGACAGGGCTCAAAATTTGAAGTTGACCAACACCCAAGCGCTTTCTTGGATTCTCGCGTATCGTCAACGATGAGGTTCGCAAGATTGTCAGGTGGTGTGAAGATGACATCCGGGGATGACGACCTACTAAACGGATGTCATGGCGGGGCTAAGTGAGGGTTCACCCGCAATCTTATGCAGGTATCGTATAACGGCTAATACTCCGCCCCTCCAAGGCGGAGACGCGGGTTCGACCCCCGCTACTTGCTCCACACGTCGCAGTCACCGTACGCCACGACGTTAAACTTGGTGAGCATGGTCCACTTGTGGTCCGCTGTCCGAATGTCGATGAGACAGCCTCAAAAATAATAGACAAACAGGTGCTGTGCCTGAAAGTATTCGAAAGTCCCGGTGTTAGTCGCGAATAAGACCGGAAAACAGCGGAAAGGGTATAAAGCAGAATCCATCGATGCAGCTATCGAATGGTGCTGGATGCGAGTTGGCTTCTCGCTCAAGGGGTGACCAGCATAAAACACCCTATCGTGCTCGATTAGCTCAGTTGGTAGAGCAGCGCATTCGTAACGCGCAGGTCGGCAGTTCGAACCTGCCATCAAGCCCCATCACCAAATTAAGCGATAATAGGAAGGAGATGAATTCTATGGAACAGGCAATTATCAATGTTGAAGGTACGACTGCCATAGAAACCGCTGCAGCGGCAAAAAAGCTGATTGAAATGTTTGGCAACCGGAACATCCGCGCCATCGCTGTCAACCGTGTAAACGACAAGAGCGACGAGGTCATTGTTGAGCTCGATTTCGTTCCCGGTTTGGCACCGCATCTGCACGGCTTTACACTTCAGGTTAATAGCTTGACTTGCGGTTATGCTGGTACTGGTCCTTCCAATCTGTATGAAGTCCTGCAGGCGGCTGGCGTGAGTGAAGCTCAGGTAGCACGCGAGGACATCACTCAGAAGAGCACAAAAACCATTCCTCTGCGCCTGGAACGCGCCGTGACTCAGTACGGCGACTTCCAGTTTGCGTAACGCTATTTGGCGGGCTTGACCCGCCATCATGGAGGGATAGCTTAGCTGGATAAAGCACCTGCCGCAAAGCAGGGTATCGATGGTTCGAGGCCATCTCCCTTCTCCATCCAGACACCCTTTCGCTTCCTTTCGCCAAAGGTATCTGGGGTATTGTACTGCATTGCGTGTAGTACGGCCAATCAGGCGCGGAACTCCGAAACCATACCACGAAGAATTTTATCCTCTCCGCGCAGCATGGAGATGCGATTTTACGGGGATAAATTCAAACCGAAATTGTGTCGAGTGGCGAAGACGGTTGCGACACTGGCGAAGCACATATCTGCTTCGTCAACCATCCATGAGAAAGCCTCCACGTGGCAGATGGTGGGCAACGCAGCAAAGCTGCGGCTGATTTCTTTCAAACTGGTATCTGAATAAATGCAGATAAATAGACGAAAAAATCAAAAAAGCAAAGGAGTACACAGCATGAGTAATCAGAAAATCATCAAAGCAATCGCAGGGATTGCAGCAGCCGGTATGATGGCAACTTGTCTGCCTGTCGCAGCATTCGCAGCCACCGGCGACACCTATCATTTCTCTTTCAGCAACGGTTCTTCCCAGGACCTGGCTCCGGGCGGCTCTATGACGTTCCCGGCAAGCCAGTATGACTACGGTTACTGGATTACCCTGCAGGGCCACGGCGGCTACACCTACAACTACTATCCCGGCGACACTCTGCCGTACGATGCAGTTGACCAGTGGTTCACCGCTGACGGCATCACTTCCTGCTATGCGGCCGAAGGTAATCCGCGTTCCATCACCATCAACTATCAGATTGACGGCAACACTGTGCTGACCGAAACTGACACCGCCACTTTCCCCGGCAGCGTTGATGGTCAGAGCGTTGAAGCCTGGACCACCGATTCCGGCGATACTTACACCGCGTCCAGCAAGAGCCTGAACCATGACCGCCTGTTCTACTTCCTGGGCGATGACATTCACGACAATGTCCTGACCCTGAAAGCCACTACTGCATCCACTCCCGATGACGGCAAGGATGACAACAAGGGCGATGACAAGGGCGATGTCACCAACCCCGACGATAAGGGCGACAACAAGGGCGACAGCGGCACCACCACTCCCGATGACAAGGGCGACGTAGTGGCCCCCGATAAGGACAACACCGGTAAGGACAACACTTCTACCGGCTCCAACAAGGGCAACGGTACTACCACCACTACTCCGACCGCTCCTCGCAAGAACGTTGAAGTCTCTGAGCACGGTGAAATTGCCGCCGCTATTGCCAATGGCACCTGGGGCAATGAGTACACCGTCTGTACCGGCTGTGGCTATCACAACTGGACCCGCAAGGGTAACGTTTACGTCTGTGACCATTGTGGTCATGAAGTCCTGACTGTTAAGGGCGCTGATGGCGTCAAGGGTTATGCTGGCACTCTGGCTGGCAACGAGCCCCAGTACGCTTCTACCTCTGAAGCTCAGGCTGCTGCTGAAAAGCGTGAAGCCGCTTATGCCGCTTCCATCGCTGCTTTGCAGGCACAGGTTGCCGCTCGTGAAGCTGCTTATGCTGCTTCCCTGGGCATCCACTAATTTGCCATCCTCTAACTAACGGTAATCGATAGTTTTTTCTCCTTGCTGTGGGGCGGGATTTCGGTCCCGCCCCATCCTTTTATGGTCAGATGTCCGAGTGGTTTAAGGAACTGGTCTTGAAAACCAGCGACGCCGCAAACGTCCGTGGGTTCGAATCCCACTCTGGCCGCCATGTTTGCCGGGACTCCCGGCTTTTTTTGTTTTTGTGAGCAATACAAGGCAACAGATTGCTATATCGAATAGGGTTATAATTGAGAGCCAGAAAACCTGCAGGCTTGCCTGTGGGATGAATGGCTCTTTTTGATTTTTTGTAAAATATTCGTTGAGCAGTTTGACTGACGGCACAGAATACATACATAATATATGTATGAGGTGATATAGTTGGCAAAAAAATCAAGCGTACAAGTGAAGATTACGATTCCTTTAGAGTGGAAGCAGTCTGACATTGAGATGGTTGCCAAAGCCAGAGCTTGGGCTGTTAAGGCTCATGCCGGGCAAAAAGACAAGGCTGGGAAGGACTACTTCAAAGCGCACGTTACGGTTGTAGCAGAAGGCGTAAAAGGTGACCCAATAGCCGAGGCTGTGGCATTTCTGCATGATACGGTCGAAGATACGTCCGTCACAATAGAAGACATCAGAACGGGGTTTCCAAAAGAGGTTGCCGACGCTGTGAGTGCGTTGACCCATAGCAAGGGTATATCGTATGCTGAATATCTTTGGCATATTCAGCAAAATTCTATTGCTGCCAAAGTAAAGCTCTCGGACCTGCGCAGCAATATGGACTTAACCAGGCTCCCTCACACTCCAACTGAAAGGGACTTGGAAAGCACCAGAAAATACAAGCGGGCATATACGATACTGTCATCGAGAGAAGGTATAAGCGCAGTTAATCCGTATGCACTGTACGACTACTTGCTGGCAAACAACTGGAGCGTCAAAAGGAAAAGCACGAGGACTCCCGTTCTGGAAACAACGGATGGTTCTGCTGAAATCAACGCGCCCATCGACCTGGCTTTGGCTGACTACGAGTCCAGAATGGCTAACGCTTTAGGCGTACTGTGCTCGTATGAGGACGTATTGCTCTCGAATGTGATAGTGCGGATTGTGGCTTGGAAGCTAGACAAACAATAAGCGTGGGCCTGCTATTATTTTTATGAAAAGCCTTGACTTTGTATTCTACACATTGTATAATATAGACACTGAATTTGATGAAAGGAAAATTGCACGATGTTTGCTGCTATGATGAACAAACAGAATAAATTGCAAAAGCTGTGGAGCAATTGGAATCTCTTCGGCTGTTTTGTGTTGTCTGTTTGTGCAAATCATAGTGCAGTGATGGTTGAATAAAATCATCCAAGTATCGGCTGTTTTCCATACTTTGCACGATATGAGCACCTGTCAGACGCACAACGCCTGATGGGTGCTTTTTTGATGCAGAAAATCAAAATCAGGTCACTCTAATGCCGCTGGAGTGAATTCCAGCCAGGCTTATTAAAGTGTATGCTATTATACATAATGTATATTCGAGGATTCGCCAAACGGTAAGGCATCAGGCTTTGACCCTGACAACGGTTGTTCGACTCGACCATTCTCGGCCAACGCTCACTTTCATGCGCATCGGAAGTGAGATTCCTCAAAGCTGTGTTCCCATAAGCAAGGCACGGAAGATGCGCGACAAGTGCTCGTAACTCAATCGGTAGAGTACCCGACTTTTAATCGGGGTGTTCGGGATTCGATTTCCCGCGAGCGCACCATGCCCGGCAGAGCATTATCTGCCACTTTTGTGGGTGTATAGCTCAGTAGGCAGAGCGGCGGACCGTTAATCCGTGGGCCGCAGGTTCAAACCCTGCTACGCCCGCCATAAGCTCCTCTGGTAAAATTGGCAGACACAGTGCGCTCAAACCGCACCGTTTTGAGGGTTCGAATCCCTCGGGGAGTACCATGTCCGGCAGTACAACAACTGCCATTTATGGGTTGTTAGCTCAGCTGGTAGAGCAACGGACCGTTAATCCGTGGGCCGCAGGTTCGAATCCTGCACAACCCGCCATATGCTCCAGTGGCGAAACTGGCAAACGCGGCGGCTTTAAGTCCCGTTTTACTCTGGGTTCGACTCCCAGCTGGAGTATCTATATAGGGGTGTAGCTCAAGTGGTAGAGCAGCGGTCTCCAAAACCGCTTGTTGCATGTTCGAGTCGTGTTACCCCTGCCACAATAAGAAAAGCCGTCCTCGCATAAGAGGCGGCTTTTTTGTTTTGGAGAGCATACAGACCAAAAAACTAAACCACAAGTTGATTGCGAACTTGCGAAAACATGGTATAATAATATCAGAACGAAACGAAAGGAGATACCCCAAAATGCTGTGCAACACTGTTAATGTCATGTCGTATGAGTATAGTTACGAATATTCTGAGTTCATGTCCTTTGAACGCAGTTTTATTTCTCATACTCCTCGACAGGCAAAAACAGACCATGTACAGATGCGGTGCGTCTTCTAAGCGATAACTGCATGTCATAGCTGCTTGTCGAGATTTCGGCAGGCAGCTTTTTTGTTGCCTGCAATACAGAAAGGCAGCAAGAAAAATGAACGTTCCTACTATTGATATCCAGCAGACAGGTGCCAATATCAAGGCCCTGCGAAAGGCAGCAGGCATCAAGGTGAAGGATGTGGCAGACATGCTCGGTGTGTCTCCGCAGGCGGTTGCTAAATGGCAAGCCGGAACAGCACTTCCCACCATCGATAACCTTGTGATATTAGCAGCAATGCTCGATACGAAAATTGATGACATCCTTGTCATCGCATAAACCCTCGCCGCAGGATTGCGGCTATATATGGCCCGTTGGACGAATTGGTAGAGTTGCCGCCCTTTCACGGCGGAGGTTATTGTGGGTTCGAAACCCACACGGGTCACCATGCTTCTGTAGCTCAACAGGTAGAGCAGTGGTCTGAAGAGCCACGTGCAGCTGGTTCGAATCCAGCCGGGAGCACCACGAGGCTTAATGCCTCCTTATATGTGCCGGTATGCAAGCGGTCAAAGCAAACTGTCTGTAAAACAGGTCTGTTACAGTTCGTAGGTTCGAATCCTACCCGGCACACCATAAGGCCCCTTCGACAAGTTGGTCTAAGTCGCCAGCCTCTCAAGCTGGAGTCGGCAGTTCGAGTCTGCCAGGGTGGGCGACCACATCATTTCTTTCTTAGACATCTGCGCCATGCACGGTCAGTCGGTTTTGGCAAAAGCACCGTCCATTCCGGCTATCGATAATAAAACTGTGTATTGTACCGGCGCTCACAAGCACGGAGAGGACCGCTGCATTGTCCTTGACGGCGAGGAGTACAGCCAGATTCTTTTTGCTGACGGAACAATAAAACTGTATTGGCAGTGAGGTATCATTGTGGACAATATAATTGTGAACAGCGCTCTTTGGTATGCCGAGCAGAGCAGTCAGTTTCTTTTGAATTCTGGGGCCAACAAGCTGCTGGATAAGGGCTATGACTATTATGTGAAAGAATTTATTCCACTTGGGCACCGCCTTATCCAAAACGGTCAGATTGCAGCAGATGCAATGGATGGGGAACTTGCCGCACAATTTTCGATGGCATACGTCGCAAACTATTGGCGTGCAGCAAAAAACGTGTACAATTTCGCTCCGGAATTTCTCAGAGCATTAGCCGAGACTGAGGACGCACCGATTTATTCCGATATCATGATGCGGCTGCCATATAGGGATTTTGTCGTCAATAACCCACGACTAAAGTCGCGGGCTTGCATCAGCGAGTCTACGCTTTAGAAATGTCCGAAAGGATATGTTGACTACCCTAAGTGTTTCGAGCACTCCGTTATAAGCGAATAGATAGTTACCGTGCGGCGTTAATCCTAACTGCACGCTCTAAGACAACACATCACGTAAAGCTGAGGCAAAGCCGACAGGTGTGGCTGTATCAAACCGCTTATGACCTTGGGGAAGGATTTTTACCCTCTTCGGAGGAGTGAGCAGCTTCCTTTTAGCTGCAATTTTATCGAAAGGAGCATAGCATCATGCAATATGCGTATGTACTTAACAAGCGCGGCGAGCCCTTGATGCCGTGCTCACCCGGAGAGGCTCGTCTGCTGTTAAAACAGCAAAAAGCATGCGTTGTAAAACGCACACCGTTTACAATCAAGCTCCTGTTCGGAAGTGCGGGATACAAACAACCCATCACTTTGGGTGTTGATGCTGACAGTAAACATGTCGGTTTATCTGCATCTACGGAAAAGCGAGAACTTTACAGCGAGGAGTTTACTCCTCGCAGCGATGTAGTAGAATTGCTATCTACGCGCAGACAGAACCGCCGTTCAAGGCGAAATCGCAAAACTCGTTACCGTGCGCCAAGATTCAATAACCGTGTACACAGCAAACATAAGGGTTGGCTTGCGCCTTCTGTGGAAGTAAAAATCCAAGAGCACATTACTGTTATTAAGCGCATCTGTCGAATTTTACCTGTCACTCTTGTAAGAGTAGAAACCGCAGAGTTTGATACACAGCGCTTAAAGGCGATGCTTGCCGGAAAGCCGCTTCCAGTTGGAACTGACTACCAACTCGGTGAGATGTACGACGAATACAATGTACGCCAGTATGTTTTGAAGCGTGATAACTATACATGCCAATGCTGCGGTGCTCATACCACCGCAAAGAAAACCGTCAAGCTGCATGTACATCACCTTGAAAGCCGTAAGGTGGGCGGTAATGCACCAAGCAACCTTATCACTTTGTGTACCACTTGCCACAACAACCTCCATAAAGGGAAGATAACACTTGACGGCAAAAAACGTGGTAAAACGCTTCGCGATGCGGCTTTTATGGGTATCATGCGTAACACACTACTGACACGCCTACGCAACGAACTTAATATTCCAGTACAAAACACATATGGCTATATAACCAAGTTGTTACGTGAACAAAACGACATCAAGAAAAGCCATGTTAACGATGCCCGTTGTATTAGCAAGCATCCACTAGCTAAACCTTGCAGTGTTTGTTACCGCACGAAGGCAATTCGACACCACAATCGGCAAATCCATAAAGCGAAAATCTTGAAAGGTGGAATTCGAAAAGCAAATCAAGCGCCCTATATCGTTAAAGGATTTCGCCTCTGGGACAAGGTGCTCTATAACGAGCAGGAATGTTTTATTTCAGGACGCAGGTCATCGGGATATTTCGCTTTAAGAAAATTCGATGGTACAACCATTACGAATAGCATTTCATTTAAAAAACTGCGACTATTAGAGCCTGCAACAAACTATTTAATCGAAAGGAAGTGAATGGGCAAATCCTCCCACGACTGAAGTCGCGGGTATCCTTGCCATGATTGATGATGCCCCTGAAAAACACAAATCTAAGGGCTGGACCAACGCGATGCCAAAAAACAAACGAAGCTAAAAAAGCCACTTGCACAAATGTGCGAACCGCCTAAAATAATAATTGCATAACAGATACCATCACTTACCTCCTAATTGAACATTAAATTAACAATCTGTCATGCACAAGTAAGCAGACTCTCTTTTGAGGGCCTGCTTCTTTTTTTGTATGTATTGATTAGAAACAAAAATATTTCAGAAAGGATGAATACTATGACCACAAATACCAAGAACAGCTTTACCAGGTTCGCGGCTGCCGCAAAAGATTGCTTCTATGTGAATTCTTTTCGCGCAGACTTAGTTCAGTGCGACAGGGCCTTGAAAATGGACGGCGAGATGCACGTCGAAGCGGAATGCTGGATGAACATTTTGGATGCCCTGGACGATAACGACATCAAGATGTATGTCGATAACGAATACCGTCCCGGACTTTTGAACCCGTTCCATAAATGGTAACGTTCCCAAAAAAACAAATGAATCACAACCCATTACTCATGCGGTAGGGCAGCATTGCTGTTCTGCCGCTATTTTTGTTTTTGATGTCGGTTACGTTATCGGGAAAAGCTTTGAGCAGCAAATGCGTTCTGCTAATGCAACCTGTGCCGAAAGCTTTTCCCATTGTGGCAGCAGTCACAGCGTTCGCCCTTATGTGCGCCGCGCTCACTGGCATCATTACTGGGCCGGGGAAGGCCGCACAAGACTCGGAGTCCGTTGGATTGAACCGGCCTTGGTTCTTACCAACAGCAAAAACGAAGCCGATGCGGCTATTGTAAGAAACGTGAAAGGAGCATGACAATGCTTAATCCAAATATCAACAATGCTCTCGAAACCAATTCAAGCAAAGCGGTGCTTCTCAGCATCAAAAAGCAATGGCTTGAAAAGATTCTGAGCGGAGAAAAGACCATTGAGGTCCGAAAAACCATGCCGTGGGAAATCAGCTATCCTTTTGTGGTGTTTTGCTACGAGACAAAAGCTGATGGTGGTGCCGGAAAAGTAACTGCTGCATTTGTTTGCCGAGACATCGATACGCTCGACTGTCTGCGTGAACTCCCGGCATATGCTATTGGCACAAAAGTAACCGAAAAGACCGCTCGATTCGTCAAGGATAGCTGCCTTACCGCAAACGAGCTGATTGCATACGGCAATAAGTCTGGCACTCTATATGGTTGGAACGTCTCTGACATCCAATCTATGGATATGTCACTGCGAGAGCTTGGCGTTAAGCGAGCACCACAGTCCTGGATGTATCTGCAAGTTCCCAACGACAAGACGTTCTGAACGATGCCTGTTGGGGCTGGCTGCATGTGCGGACCAAGCAAAACATCTACTGCACGATAGAATAAATCGTGCAAACAAAGCAGACTCTCGATTCTTGAGGGCCTGCTATTTTTTCTATTTCAGGAGGAAACATCAATGATTCTTTATCATATCATGGCAGACACCGGATGCCTGCCGGACGATGTTGTTCCGCAGATACCAACGAATCGGATGAAAGGGGAGGGCCAGGAAATCCCAAGAATTTGTCTTGGGCATACCCTTGACGACTGCCTGACCAGCATCGGCATTGCGCATTTTGTCTCAAAATTCCTGCTCGCTGAGCTGCGTCAGAACAAAAAATACTCCAAGGACATGCCGTTACCGTTCATTGTCCGAATGTACAACATCAAGGACGAAGACCCGAATCTCTTGACCGAGGAAGAAACACAGAAATATGTGGCGGATTCTGTCGTGACCAGTGAATGCTGGCTCACAAGATACGAGAAACCCGTCAAAATCCAGAAACTTTGGCTTGTGGGTGGTGAAGTTGTTCTTTGGCCCTATATCGTTGACGGCGTCGTGTACGATTACCCAATCGTCCGAAATTCAATTTGGACAGAAAGAAAAGCATTGCCGGACCCGAAATTCCAGAACCAAATCAAGGATATCACTCAGAAATGGCTCAATGAAGCCTAAAAAGAAGAACCTCAAAAACTCTTGCACATCCTTGCGAATTCCATAGTATTAAAGTTGTACGACAGATAACATCTACTTTGCACACCGCGTGCTCGTACAATTCATAATTCTGTTCTCATTCAAGGCAGACTCATCTTCATGATGGGCCTGCCTTTTTTTGTTTACAGAAAAAGGAGGAATTCAAAACAAACCACAAATCTCAAATCACAATCTTCCGCTACAAGGAAAAGACACAAAAAAGGAGTCACAAAATGAAAGTCAAAAAGAATAATAACAGCATTTTTCGGAACAAGCATGTCCTGGTTGTCGTCGCGGTGATGTGTATTTTTACCATCATCGCCTGCATGGGTTTTATGCTTTCTGTTCCTGCACACGCAGAGGAAAACATAGCTCCCAAAACCGAACCTATCGCTTTTTCCACTCCCATTGAAACGGTGAATGAGCTCAATAAAGCGTTCCCGATAACGGAAACTTCCGAAGAAGCACAGGAGGAAATTACAACTGCTGAGGTCGAATCTTCCGATGCTGCAGAACCGGAACCACGGATTGAGACCGCAGAAGCAGCCATCGAAGAAGCTGAACCGAAACCCGAAACAATTCCAGATAATCTCAACGACAATGAGCTTGAAATCTACACAGCTCTGCGGTCCGCTGGCCTTTCCAAGGCCGGTACTGCCGCAGTGATGGGCTGCATGTCGATGGAGAGTGGTCTTAACGCTTCAGCCGAAAACCCTTCGGATGGCGGCTATGGACTCCTGCAATGGACTTATAGCCGAAAGACAGACCTTTTCAACTGGTGTTATGGCAATGGCTATGACCCCAACACCGTTACGGGACAGGTGATGTTCTTCGTGTATGAGCTCAATAGCACATACAGCAAGGCCGCCAAATACTCATATCCGGTGTACGAAACTCTTACTACAAGCGACAGCCTGGAAGATTGCCTTTCGATGTTCTTCTCCCATATGGAAGCAGGAACCAACGTGATAATCTCTTCCCGCAAAGTCTATGCAGGAGGGCTGACCACGTTAGACCTGTACCGCAAACGCTTAACTGCCGCTTACAAATACTTCATTTGAATTAGGAGGAAATCACAATGAAAACAACCGTTTATCTGTCCCGAAAACTCTTGAACCAGTTAAAGGTAAAAGAAACCGAAAGCAAAGACCTTATGCTAACCCATAACCTACACAACATCATCATCAACGGTAAGCGTGTTGGCTGCTCAGGCCACATTCAGAACGTTCTCAACAATAAGTGCGTTTACGTCAGCACCGAAAAGAGTTGCTATCAGCCCTTGTCTGACAAGAACCTGGTTCGCTATGCCGCCAGTATGAAAGATTACTCCTCTGTATCGCTCGGCGCAAAAGGACGTAATCAGTTCGTGACCAATGATGAGTTGGTTGGAAAAATCATTGATATGCTCCGATAAGGGCATAAACAGAAAGAGAAAAAGCTCATGAAAACCGGCATCAAAAGTCAGATAGTAATAGTATCTGCTGTGGCAGCTGTTCTGCTCATTGTTATGAGCGTCTGTGCAATTGCGGAGAGCATTACCTTTGAGAAGGTTGCTGCTCTCGCTGCAAGCGCACTTGCCTTGAACAAATGCTGCGGCATCCTGTTAAACTAAGGAGAAAAAATCATGAAGAATAAATACAAAGTTGTTGCCTTGGTTCCTTTGGAGTTCTCTGTTGAGGGAAGCTCCGATTCCAAAGAGGCAATCGAATCCGTCAAAAACATTTTCGAAGCGTGTCGGAATGATAACGACTGCGCGGACATCGTTTTTGATGGCATCGAAGAGTCACTTCGTCACGACAGTATCGAGTACAAAGTTGAAGCCGCCCAGCCTGAACCTGAGGTGAAGGCAAATTCCGATATCCGTTCTGTTGCCTCCGATATCTGCGACGTCTTCGAGAACTATCTCGACGAAAACGGTGTCTATATTGTGTGTGACGATGCAGACGAAGAGCAAGACCGAAAAGCAAACGAAAGCGGCGCGATGTTGTATGGCATGGAATATTGGCATCTTGTCGAAGATGTCGAGTTCCGTGTGAATCATATAAATGCACAATACAAGCTGTTCACCGTCTTTGATATTATGGAGGCATTTGATAAACTTCTCATTTCCAAAAAGCTTGGTGACTTTGTACCGAGCGGCGAAAATCGTTACCGTTTGTATGCAAAAATCCTGAGCTGTCTGCGTTCTATCAGGGAGAAATTGTAATGAAAGGCTGGAACAGTTCTAAGCACCCCATTCTCACCGCAAACCAGATGCCTGCGCCGATTCATTGGAACCCAATGAACGAGGATTGGAAAATGCGGCTTACCAAAAGCCAGATTTACAACACCTCTTCTGGTTTCGATACTCAAACGCTCGATGCTATGAAGAAGCTGCATGACAAAATCCTCACATTTGGCGGGGATGAAGTCTGCATGACGGAATTTGACGAAGACGCCCCAAAAATCCTCAAACGCGGCCGGTTCTTTTATGGCAGCAGCTATATGAGGAAAGGCCAGGATTGCCAGTGCCATTACAATTCTGCACGGCTTTGGTATAAAAACAAAGACCGGTGCTTTATTGCAACGGGCTATGCTCTTTCCGAAGACGGGCTCTGGCGCTGTCATTCCTGGGTCGTTCAGCCAATGGCACGCACCGTTCGCGTGTGGGAAACCACCGTCAAGCGTGTTGCCTATTTCGGCGTGGTTTTGACCAGCGAGGAATGCGAAGACTTTGTCGAGAACAACACATAACAATTGGGGAGGTTACCCAACATGGGTGAACAACTACATTTCAGTATGGATGGTGAGTTCCTCACCGCCATTGCACGTGACTGGTTCTGGAATATGGACAAGCCGTATAAAAAGTGTGAGGAGCTGCTGCTCTCCTGCATGATGGGTGGCAACGAGGAAGAAAAAAGGCATGTTTGCCAGGACATTATCGAAGGCCGGAAAAAACTTGTTGGTGTCAATGAGTTTGAACTTGTCGATGACAATGTTCATGTTCGTTCCCTCGGGCAGAAGGTTGAGGAGCTTCAACACAGGATGCTGGTCAATCAAATTCGTGAGGATATGATTGCACATCCGCTCAATTATGTTGACCGCTTTGCTATGACTGATAGCTATGAAACGCTCTGCACCAATGCAAAACATCATTATATCGATTGCAGCTATGACGGTATCAAGTGCTTCCTCTATGGGAAAACGGGTTATTCTGATGCATTCAACAACGGTGCATGGCTTTTTACCCACCCAGACCTTGTTGCAAAATTCAATGGCGAACCGCTTCCTGAGCAGGAATCCAACCCGGAATTCTACAAAACCGATTTTTGGACCAAGCTTGCCTCTTGGATTGAAGCAAACATGAAAGGCACATCCGTTGAACGCCGTCAGCGACTGTACAACAGCTATATCAGTGATAGACCCATTCAGCATCAGCTGACCGAATATGGTCTGATTGCTCCCGATGGCACCTGGTATGCCTGCGAGTTTGGCGAGCACGCTGCCCTGGCTGGCCGCATCATCATGCGCAATCGAGAAACGTTTGGTCTTTCTGACCATGAAGTTCTCAATATGGCGTATGACTGGAGCGGCAAGGGTCTCGATTTCCTATATAAACGCGGTTGGATTGCCATTCGTAATCCTTCGATGGGCAATACATTCCTCGATATGGATGAGACCAAAACCGCAACAAAAGCTCAAGTAAATACCATTTTTGACTATATTTCTAAATTCAACCGCTATGACATGAATGTTTCCAAGGTCATGGCTGACTAAAAAAGGAGATTTTTATTATGACTTCCAATATGACTATGACCGCTATTTCCATCTGTAATTTTCTGAAACTCATCGTGAAAAGCACGGTTGAGCATTACACCGAGGATTTCAAGCTGGACATAAAGATTTTTAAGCGCTATGCAAAAGAAGCGCAGGAAACTGGAAAGCCCGTATCGATGCTCTGGTTCTGCCGCTCTTGTGGAACGTATCTCTGCCCTGAGGAAGATGCGTACAAGAAAGATACTCCCATGTTCATCACGTTCAAATACTATGATGAGCAGGAAGAGGAAGAAGCCCGGACCATTAAGGCTTTTCTGGTCACTGTGACAGGGATGGAAAGACAAAAGCCAGTTGGCTATATCACTCCCATCAACTATGCGGATGAATGTGACCGCATTCGCCGTTACGCAGTACCTGCCGAAAAGGTCGAGCTTGTCTATGATAAAGGTTCCCTTGTCCAGAACAATGGCAACTATACGATTCTGAAGCATCCCAAGCTTGGTACACTTCAGAAAACGAAATTCTTGGCCGATGACCCTGACGCGCTTGATTATGCGCTGCATATGGCTCGCAATGAGAGAAAGGCAGGGTGACAGCCATGAAAACGATGGTTACATTGACTCACGAAGAAGCCCAAAGCTATTTGGCGTACGCTCTGATTTGCGAAACGATGGAAGGAGCCTTTTGGAATTCCGGACGCCGTCGCAGACTATACAGCAAGACGTTTACCGAAGCCGAACAGAGGCAGATTCCCCGCATCAAAGCCATTGCTCACAAATGGTGTTTGGTTACTGGTGTTCCTGAAAAGGTACGCATGAGATACAGCACCTATTTGCTGTGGCAGAAACTCGCGATGTTCTGCGCTGAAATTTAATTTTTCATTACCGCTGCCCATTTGGGTGGCGGTTTTTTGTTGCGGATTTATGCGAACGGCCTATAATCAAAAATGTACGATAGATAACAGATATCGAAAAGGCATCCTGCCCTTCGCACACTTAACAATGCGCTTTAGGCGAACTTCCCATTTGGGCGGTTCGCCTTTTTGCGTATAATATAAAAGAAAGGACGTAATCCAAATGAATGAGTACGAAGCAACAATACAAATCAACCCAACCGACGATATCAAGTTCATACTTGAGGAGTCCGGCTGCTATGAGTCTGAAATTGAAATGATGAAGGCCGGTGGCACCTATGATGCGTTTGTCAAGCGTGTCTATGATGCCATCGACTGGTCTCATCTGTTTGAGCGTATTGCTCAGATGGAAAACGAAGCCATCACGGCAGCTATCGACAAATTGTCTGATAGCATGATTTGATTGTTAGGAGGTAAATACTATGTACATTCTCATTAAAAACCAGGAAGGCGAAAACATGAATCTGCTTTCCCAGAACACCGATTTCAACGCCCTGCTGGCAGCCATGAAAGCTGACATTGAGGCAGAGTACGAAAAGGCAACAGGCTCTGCGATTAACCTGGATGAAGATTCCGGAAGCGATTATGAAGTCGGTATCAACGTTGAGGACAGTGCTGCTGAAGGCTTCTGCCTCGCATCCGGGTATATGTACGGCGCAGACAGCAATTTTGACTGGGGTATTTTCAAAGTAAAGTCTCAGAAAAGCAATACCGCAGCAAAACCCTACATTGGCCTGGATATGAACAAGTTCTTTCGGCAGAAAATGCTGCTGATTGACCTCTCGGCAAAAGTAAAGGACCTCGGCTATGACCATCTGGCCGATGAGCTTTGGGGCACAATCGGTGTCTTCGACGCTGTACAGGATTCAGCTGAAGGAGACGGTGCTTTCACTGCTCCGGAAGCGGATGAAGAAACCGGTCTGTTCCTTGACGATTTTTATAACGACGTTCTGGAAAAGATTCTGAACGCCGACAAGAAAAAGGAGGAAAAGTAAGCCATGAGACTCTACATCCAAGGCGAACACGGTAAGCTCCTGACTTTTACAAAATGAAGGCTGGGAAAGCCCACGGTTTCAACCGTGGGGTGAAAGGCCAACACTAAAGAAACATTCTGAGGGTAACAATCAGAATTGACACATTCATGTTGTAATGATTCATATGTGCTTAACGCATTTGTATCGCTATAAAAGTTAGCCAGAAGCTCTACGACTTTAGTCGTGGGGTGAAAGGTGTCTAAGTAAAAAAATAGTTGCTGTCTATCTTCGGATAGGCAGCTTTTGTTTGCCTGTGCTTGCGAATTGCCTATCATGAATAGTAGAGCTCAAATGAAAGGAGGACGCTATTTATGCGCATGGTTGTTAAAACTTACAAGTACAAGCTGTACAACAGTGCAAAACGCACGAGTATCGTGCTTTGATTATTCCGGCACCTGTTATTCATCTTTATGGTGAGCAGGGCCAGGATGAATCGGATTGGTTTGCGTCAACAACCCCGCCTTAACCAGTCCGCTGGTTATAGATGGGGCTTGCAGGGCAACCCGTAAGCCCGGTTGATTAGCCTAAGTCTGCTGCTCCAGCGGCAGGAAACTACGTTGTGTACTAATAATATAGGCACCTTACTCATGCTCCACAAGTGGTAAGCACTGCGGACGGCTCGTTAAACATCTCTAAGGGTAGGAGAAGTGCGAACGTCATGTCGAAAGGCTAAAACGGTATAACAACATTGGCGATGTGGACCACAGGGCGCAAGCCCTGACTTATCGATTCATTATTTACGAAAGGAGTACCTTGCATGAGCACTTGCGTTTGTGTTCTTAGCAACAACGGTGAACGCCTGATGCCGACTATCCGTCTTGGCAAGGTACGCCATCTTCTGAAAGACGGAAAAGCAAAAATCATTAAGCATCATCCATTTACTATTCAGTTACTGTATGACAGCGAAACGAATATTCAACCCATTGAAATCTGTGAGGACGTCGGTTACAACTACATCGGCATCAGTGTGAAAAGCCAATCTCACGAGTATGTATCTGCTCAATATGATACATTGCAAGACGAGAAAAGCTGTCACGATGCTTGCCGTAGAATGCGCCGAACTCGCAGAAACAGGCTACGTTACCGCCAAAAGCGCTTTGACAACCGCAAACGTGACAAAGGCTGGCTTGCACCCTCTCTTAAACATAAGAAAGAACTCAACGTCAATGTCATTAAAATGTATTGCGAAGTTGTGCCTATTACGCATGCAACCGTTGAAGTTGGTTCTTTCGACACAATGCTTGTAAAAGCAATCGAGGAAGGTAAAGCTACACCAGAAGGCGCAGATTATCAAAAAGGCCCTCGCTACAATTTAGCAACCTTGCGGGAAGCAGTATTCTACCGTGATAACTACACCTGCCAAGTTTGTGGGCGCGAAGCCAGTGAAGGTGCAATTTTGCACGTGCATCACATGTTTTATTGGAAAGGTCGCCATGACAATAGTCTCAGCGAGCTTATAACAGTATGCGAGAAGTGCCATACACCAGCTAACCATCAAAAAGGCGGCAAGCTCTATGGATTCGGTGAAGATATAAAGTTTGCCAACCTTTCTGGTGCAGCATTTATGAACACTGTACGCTGGCAAATCGTTAATGAACTTTACGCTGCTTTTGGAAAGCCGTTCGTCACATTCACTTATGGCGCGATGACCAAGGAAAAGCGAATTGCCCTTCATCTTGAAAAGAGTCATAACAACGATGCGTATGCAATGGGCGAGTTTCATCCAAACTGCCGCTGTACGTTTGAACATTATGAAAAGGTAAGGCGTAATAATCGCATCCTTGAAAAGTTTTATGATTCTCGCTACATTGACATTCGTACAGGAGAAATAGCTACTGGAAAAGAGCTCTTCAACGGTAGAATCAACCGCAGCCATAAAAAGGATTCTGAAAATTTGCACAAATACCGTGGAAAAAGGATTCGTAAAGGCTATCGTGCGCTACGTCGCAAGAAAGTGGCCCTCAATCCCGGTGATTTGGTTTCTCTCAACGGGGAAATTCTTACTGTCCATGGCACTCATACCAAAAAGAATGGTTCTGTAAACGTAGAATTCAAAACGCCATCAAAAAGCGGTAAAAAATCCACAAGCCTTAAAAAGCTGAAAATTATTAAAACGATAAGCCCCATGCGCTCTGCGTGGGATAAAGTATCTTAAAAACTCAAGAAAGGAGACATAGGGTATTTGCATTTACTGAGTGTACCTCAAATATACTCTTAGTCAGCGCATTCCTCGCCGCCTAAGTCGCAAGCGACTATAGACGGTGTACCCTGCGCACAAAATTTATGGATTTTGGCAATGCGTTTGCGACCACAGACGTTTTTGTGAATCCGCGCAAGGGAATTCCTTTCGTGCAGTGTTCCACTGAGAATCAACTTTCTGATTTCAGGAGAGCTGATTCCCATGAATAATATCTGACTCGTATCTTTGCGGTCGTTCCTTTTGGAGCGGCCGCTTTTTTTGTTTTCAGTTTCCTTGCGCAAATGTGCGACTCTCATAAAATGAAAATTAGGGAGGTGCTGTTTTGAAAATTCAGAGAATCATGCCTGCAACTACTCATTCCATGAAAGACGCGTTACCGCTTGGGACTATCCTGACGGTGAAAAATGTTGCAGACCAGAAATATATTGTGGTCGGCTATGACACAAGTTCTTTTCCGCATAACTACTATGCGGTTCCCTGGCCGCAAGGGTACATGGGTGAAGAAAATATGTACTTGGTAGGATTTGATGATATTGCGAAAGTTCTGTGTCGCGGCGGAATCAATGAGGAATCCAGAGTTTTCTTGCAGGCACTGGATGATGTGTTGAACGGGAGGTGACACGGTGACGGTAAAAGAGCTGAAGCATATGCTTGAGAACGCGGACGACAATGCTATCGTCGTTGTGCGAAATAACTGGGCTCCGGCGGAATTCCTGAATACCTCTGCTCGGAAGATGGTGCTTGTGAAAACAAATGGCAAGCTCATAACGCCGAAATGGGCCGAGGCGAGCGGGTATATCTGCGAAGGCCCTGCTATGTCGGCAATTTTATTCGATTGAGGTGAGAAAAATCATGCCCGATAAAAAAGTGGCCACGCAGGCATCTGATGGACCCTGGGAACGCGAAACCATCATCACATTCAATGATGCAGAGAAGAAAGCATCCTACTACACCTGCAACAAAGCTCGTATGGAACAGCTAAAAGAGCTTGCCAAAGAGTACCCTGATGCTGTTAAAATCACGCGGGATGAGGACTGGTGTATGGAGGCAGATATGCCCAAGAAATGGGTCAAAATCAAGCCGCCTCGCAAGCTGACCGAAGAGCAATATGCGGAACTGGTCAGACGCGGCAAAGAACTTGCAGAGCGGCAGCGACAAGCAAAGAACTTAGTGAAGGAATAATCCGGCTTCATATGCCGGAAGAGGAGGATATAAAATGTATAATTCTTACAGCGCATTGAATCTTTTGGGCGGTATGCTCTATACGATGATTCTTCTGGTGATAGCGTATTTTGTGCTCAAAATCGTCGCCAATTGGAAAATTTTTGAGAAGGCCGGGCAGCCTGGCTGGGCATCCATCGTCCCGTTCTACAGCAACTACATCGAATTCAACATTTACTGGGGGAACGGCTGGTTGTTTCTGATTCCGGTCGTGCTGAGCCTTTTGTCTGGCATCCCGCTGCTCGGCAATCTGTTCCTGGTTGTTGCTCTCATCATCGGTGCTATTACCAACTACAAGAAAGCTGTTGCGTTCGGTGAAGGTATTGGTTTCACGATTGGTCTTTGCCTTCTGAATCCGGTGTTCAACATGATTCTTGCTTTCGGCCATTATGAGTATCACGGTATCCCGCAGGATGGCTATTCCTATTCTCAGCTCAAGACCAAATATGAGGAAAAGAAAGCCGAACAGCAGAACAACCCCAGTACTGTTCAGTACCAGGCCCCCGAAACTCCCAAAGAGCCGAGCCAGAATGTTCAGTATCAGACTCCGAATGCTCCTGCTGAAGTCAAGACCCCGCCGACTCAGCAGAATCAAAATCAGGACAATGGCTGATATTATTTGGGTCGTTGTGTTTCTCTGCGTTCTCATCGCGTCCTGCTTTGGAATGTACTATTTCCAGGGTGAGAACAAACAAAAATTTGTGTTTTGCTTTTTGCTGGTAGCATTATCTTTTGGAGTTCTTGCGTTTCGGCTTCTGGATATTGCGTATACGGTGATTAACGCAGCAATCAAAGCCGCATAATGACCTTTTTTGCAATTCTCAAACTGTTTTTTGGCAGACCTTCCAACCGAGGGCCTGCCTTTTTTATTGTTGCCAGGAGGAAAATCTATGAAAATCCGATTCTATACAACCAACAAGGAAGCTATTGTATTCGACCTTGAGGATATTTTGAAGCAGCTCAACATTGAAGAGCAGGTAGCCACTGTCGGCCTTGTCATTGAAAAAGACGAGGCCGAGGTTGAGGCAATCGCTCAGACAATACAAGACGATTATCCGAACATGTATCTCCAGGCAAAAGAATACGGACGGAATCTGACCTTGGCTTGTGCGGAGCTTCCGAACCCTACTAACCCGGATATTGTAACCTACCTCTATGCGGGCGATGATGCTACGGAAACTGACAGTTGGATTGCGAAAGTGAACAACACAATTCGTGCGCAAGGGGATAACAGTGAACGGCTCATCCATATTGACTCGAATCTCGCTGCCGTGGTAGAAGCAAACGAAACGGAACAAGGATACTACGCTTCCACCGTGGCGCAGCATGACAAGGCTACAAACGAAATGCTGAGTTTTCGACAGATTGCAGAGTCGTTGGAAGCTGTTGGGGATAACTACAAGTACCAGAGCGCAAGCAACATTCTGACTGCAAGAACCAAAGCAGAGCGGAACTATATTGTCCGGCTTATCAAGATGTATTGCGACGATACTAAATACCTTGCTGGTTCTATGCCGCAAAGTGAGTACCCGTTCTGTGTCCAGAACGTTGACGCTCTGAACCAGCGTGATGCGCAGTGGTCCGAAATCAAAGAGTATCTGGCACAGGACGAGAATCGCAACAAGCTGGATGTGATTCTTGGCTTCGTGCCGGATGCGGAGAGCGACAAGACTCTAATTCTGCACAGCATTGAAGAAAAAGGGAAGGCCATGTCTGATTCTGAAATCGAAAAAGCATATAATTTGCTGTTTGGTGACTGTAGCAATGGATGAATAATCTTGCGCTTTCGTGCGAGACCCGTATGATTTAGCTTGTACGATAGATACCATCTACTAAGCACACTGTGTGCTCGTACAATTCACACTTCGCTTTAAGGCGGACTTCCCACACCGGGAGGTTCGCCTTTTTGCGTACAAAAAAAGGAGTGTTATAATGGGTAGTATATGGACGGCTCTTGGCAACCGACTTGAAACCGCTTGGAAGAGACCTACTAAGCCCAACTCTAAACGCCCGAAAGACGGTGAAATCATCGACGAAGAGAAATCGGTGCGCTGGAACAGGGAAGAGGTCGTTCGCCGACAGAAAGCCTGGGATGCGGAATGCTCTCGGCTGAAGAAGGCGCAGAATGCAGAAATCGAACACATCTCGGAAGCTATCGAACTTCAAATTCAGGAAGACATCAAAGCCAAAACGAAACGCAGCATTTCCAAAAAGGCTGCAACCATCCTCTGGCAAAAAGCCTACGACCGTGGCCACGCCTATGGTTTCGCTGACATCTACTGTGCCATCGAGGACTACGAGGAGCTGGTTGTTGCCGTACTCACAAACGCCCGCTGAACTCAACCACAAATCACAGAAAGGAAAAAATATGAAATTAAACGAATATCTCACAGAAAACGGCGTCAAGCTGATGATTAAAGGCTCCGGAGAAAATTATCCTCCACGCCAGACAAACGACCTCGGTATGTACGATTACGCCGAAGGTCTTGAAAACGTCATCGGCAAAATGGCTTGGATTTGCGATTATCGCGCAAATGCAGACCCGACCAAAAAGCCGATTCGTAACATCAAGCCTACCCCGGTTGTTGTAACGGACGCAAAAGAAACGAGCAAAACCATCTATTATTCTCCGGTCTATTTTCGGCCGGTAAATCGGGGTAAGATTTCTTCAACCGTCATTGCCCCATTGGACAACACCGGGTATCGCTGCTGCTCCGGCACTTCCGTCAACATCTTCTACACGAAAGAAAAGTGCGTGAAGTGCTATCGGGAGCAGGTTCGACAGGCAAACGAAATTTATGAGAAAGAGAAGGCTCGCATCATCAAAGAGTTCGACGCTCGCATGCAGATTCTCAATGATTCTCTCACGCCGTTCAACGATGTCCCGCAGAGCGACTACACCGTTGTTGCAAAAATGGATGTTACGAACGATTCTCTCGGATACAATGAGAAAAATCGGCATTTTTATCTCGAGACGACCCGAACCATGATTCCGACTCGCTATACCATCGAAATGCTCAAGATGCAGGCACTGATTGGCCTGGTGGATGAACTCCGTGCAAACACCACCTGGCAAAAGGGCGTCCCTTTCCGTATCCTTATCAGAACAACAGTTTTCGTGGATGGTATTGAAGATGTCAGCCAGGCCGCAACGGAATCTCAAACCATTACCCTTTGATGAACTATTAAGAGCGCACGCCCCGTCTATAGCCGTAAGGCTTAGGTGGGGAGGTTCACAAAAAAACAAAACAATACATATGTGAGGTAAAATGTTATGTCTAACAACATGTCTATTTCTTCCATCAAGGAATATTATAATAATCTCTGCGCCAAAGCCAAAGAATGGAGTGCCGCCTACTATGAGCAGGATGCTCCGGTTGTAACGGATGAGGAATACGATTCCGTGATGCACGAGATTCGTGATATCGAAGCGGCACATCCTGAGTTCGTGACCGCTGACAGCCCTACACAGGTTGTTGGCGGCAAGCGTGTTCTCGGTATTCCGGTTGAACACCGTGTACCGATGCTTTCTCTGCTTGATGTGTTTTCCGATGATGAGGTCCGCAGCTTTGTGGATTCGGTGAAAGCTGAATACTCCGATGTAACCTTCTCTGTGGAGCGCAAAATCGACGGTCTGAGCTTGTCTCTTGTCTACGAACGTTCTGACGATGGTCTTGCCTATCTGACCCAGGCTTCGACGCGCGGTGACGGCCATGTCGGTGAGGATGTGACCGCCAATGTCGCAGCCCTCACTTGCCTGCCTCGCAGCATCGAGCTGCCCAAGGGTATCGGCAAAATCGAACTCCGTGGCGAGTGCTATATGTCGGAAAAGGACTTTGAAGCAGCCAATGCAAAGCAGGCGGAAGCAGGGAAGAAGCTCTTTGCGAATCCCCGCAACTGCGCTGCTGGCTCTCTGCGTCAGGCTGACCCGTCTATTGCACGGGAACGCAATCTGCAGGTGTTCGTTTTCAATGTTCAGAGCGTCAACAATGGTGATGCAGCACAGTTCAGCCCGTATCATTGTGACCAGCTGAACTATCTGCGTGACATCTGCGGTTTTAAGACCACCTATTACGCTCATTGCAATGACATTGATAGCATCTTGGCAGCCATTCACGACATTGAGGAAAAACGCTATGATATCGATTACCCGATTGACGGCGCAGTCATCAAAGTCGATGAACTGAGCATTCGCCAGAAGATGGGCGAGCGCACCAAAACCCCGAAATGGGCTATTGCATACAAGTATCCCGCAGAGGAAAAGGGAACTGTCTTGCGCAACATCCAGCTGCAGACGGGTCGTACCGGCCGCGTTACTCCTGTTGCTGTCTTTGACCCTATCCAGCTTGCCGGAACCCGTGTGGAGCGTGCAACGCTCAACAACGCCAACTTCATCAAGACTTTGGATATCCGTATCGGTGACACGATTGTCCTGCACAAATCCGGTGACATCATCCCGAAAATCACGATGGTGGAGCTGGAAAAGCGCCCGACAGACGCTGTGCCTTATGACATGGCAAAGCAGGTCTGCCCCGTTTGCGGTGCGCCTATCGCACCGGTCAACGGTTCTGTGGACCTCTACTGCACCAATGACGCTTGCCCGGCAAAGACTGTGAATCGCGTTATCCACTTTGCTTCGAAGCCCTGCATGGACATCAAGGGACTTGGCCCTCAGATGATTCAGGACTTGGTTGACAGCCGGTTCATTGAGAACCCCGTTGACCTGTACTGGCTCTATGAGGAGGAAGGTGAACTGACAGACATGTATGGCGCGAAGATTGCCAAAAAGGTTCTTGCTGCCATCGAAAAATCCAAGGAGCAGAATGCAGACCGCGTCCTCAAGGGCCTTGGCTACCGTCTCATCGGCGGTCATGTTGCTCGTGCGCTGTTTACTCAGTGCAAGACTACAAACGGCAACCTTCTGACACTGTCCACGCTCAATGTAGATACCATCAAGGAGTGCAACATTCCCGGTTTCTCTGACGCTATCTATGCTGCGCTCGATGCGATGCTTTCCAGCACGGAGTTTAAGCAGGAAGTCAATACCTTGCATGATGCTGGTGTCAATCTTGACTATCATGCTCCGGCAGGTGCCAATGATGAGTCTGGACCGCTCGCTGGCAAGACATTCGTTATTACCGGTACACTGCCTTCCATGAGCCGCGATGAAGCCAAGACTTATATCGAAGCGCATGGCGGCAAAGTCTCCGGAAGTGTCTCCAAGAAGACGAGCTATCTCGTTGCCGGTGAAGCTGCCGGTTCCAAGCTGGATAAGGCAAATTCGCTGGGCGTGCCCGTTCTGAGTGAGGACTACCTCAAGGCCATGTGCCAGTAAGGAGGTCTTGTGGTATGTATGACTTCGACCGCATCGTAAAAGCTGCGGAGTCCTGTGACTTTCACGACGCATTTGCCTCTGACATCAAACGCTGTGAAAATGCTCTTGGCATGGGTGGCCTCATGGCAATCAATGCTGAATGTTGGCTTGATGTCTTGAGCGCCATGCCGGACGCTGAAATCGCAGAGTATGTCCACACTAAGTATAAGCCCGGTCTCTTGAATCCGTTTAAGGGAACGTCCTTGTACATCAAATCTTAACCTCTTGCCGCTTGCCCTTCACAGGGTGAGCGGCTTTTGCTAATATGTGCGAATCGCGTACACTAAAATAATAGAAAGAAGGCATCAATAATGAAATCACATGAAGCTCCTGTTACCGAAAGCATGCAACAATGTATCGACTATATCAAGCAGAATGAAGATGAAATCGCAGAATATGTGAATTCGCTTTTTCTTGCTCAGAAGGATGTAATTAGAGAGCAGCTTTTGGAGAGTTTGGCAGCAATGCTGAACCCCATTCCCACTCATTATGAATGGCGCAGCAATGATTGCCCGTATGATTATTCTGGTGAATTGTACGAAGATGGAAAGGTATCTTTGGAGCAGACTGTTAGTGAATTTCTCGAGAGCGAATATACTGGTGCAAGCCGCGCAACCTATGTATCTCACTATGGTCTATCATATAACACATATGGGGATAGCCTCTCGGACGACACCCTTGAGATTGGCTGCTCCATTATGACCGATGGAATTAAAGATTTCGTACAGAGGAATGCAGGGATTCCGTGTGAACGATTCTCCCGTGAAGAATTTTTCGACATCAAAACCGAATGTAACGAATTTGACCCGATATACGACGAATGCCGCGCCAGCGATTTCTTTTGGGCTACTGCCGCTGTAGAATTTGCAGGCATTGACAAAATGACTTTGAAAGAAGTTCTCGCCGCAGTATAAATTGTCACGAAAGCCGTTCACCGTTTGGTGGACGGCTTTTTCTTTTTGACATTTTTGGCGATTTCCCGATAATAGTGGAAACACCCAAAACAACGTGGAAACGTGACGATGCCTTGGCTAGTATCACCTCAAACTATACGGTGAAAGCAAATCTGACTCCAGGTGATTGGAGTGGTACAGTATCTTTTGTTTGCTCTGTATCGGAGAACTAAACACAATGTTGCACGACTTTGCACGATGTTGTAACATTCTAAAAAGCCACTAACACGCGTGCAAACTTTTTTCAAAAAAGTTTATACAGCTTCTTGACGGCGTGTGCGACACCCATAAAATAGATAATGTAACAGAGATATCATTGATTTGCCATAGTTCATATACCTCCTGGAAGAAGGACAGATGCCCATATTGGGTTTCTGTCCTTTTTCTTTTTGAGGATTCCCGCAGACTTTCTGCGTTTTATATAGATTTATCCCACGGAATGTGGACTTCTGACAGCCGAAGAAAAGGCTGATTACATAGAATTGTCATGCTAATCAGCATGGCACGTATACACTGCGTCAATGTGTTTATATAGATGTTCCTGCACGCGAACGCCGCGTTAAGAGCGTATTTATATATACCGTATAACAATTACAAGCCTTCAAGGAGGACATTACCATGATTCGAAACATAATTTAGCGAGTAGACACCATCATTAGCAACCACGAAGCCAAAGCTAAGCAATTTGCAGTTAGCTATGGTTCATTCGTTCACAGTCTAATTAAGACCTAGCTGAGCAAAGATGGTGTGATACTCGCGCTCCTGCTGGAGCAAGTGAAACTGACCGAGGCCGCGAAAGCTCTGCTGCTTTTGGCAGTAGTATCAATCGTTGGCGCATTTCTTGTCAAGAAAGTCTTCAAAAACTACAGCCACATCAAAGGATTGGCCGAAGACTTTCTGAAATCAGCTGACGTTTTCGGAGCTGTCAAAGAAGCAATTTCTGATATCGCCAGCGGCTCCTGCAAAACAAACAACAAAAAAGAATAATAACATCCCCGATATATGGGGCTCACATTGCTGTGGAGATAAATTCGAGAGCAGCACGGCAGCCCCACGTTACGGGGTTATATTATGGCTAAGAAGAATAACAACGTCACTTTCAACGTCGGCATCACCAACCATTACTTTGACGCTATTTCGCGCCAGAAGTTACCCATGAGCGATGCCGCTTGTGAACCGGTTGATAATGCCATCTCTAATTGCAAAGATGCCATTAACATCTTGGTCGCGATTGTGAAAGGCCATGCCAAAAACCTAATCGGTGTGGTTATTGCCGACTGGGGCAATGGTATGTCTAAGGAAAAGCTGCCGGAAAACCTACAGTTTGGCAACGGCCACAGCAATGAGGGCCCGCTGTGCATCCATGGCGTTGGCCTGAATAATTTCATTTTGGTTGCCACCCGCAACAAGTATCCCTGGTTCATTGCTTCCAAGCAGCCTGGAGAGGACAGCTATCACCGCGTTGACGGCCCGTTCGCCACGACCATGACGATGTCCGAGCAAGAAGAGATTCCTATGGCAGATGTCGTTATGCGTGAGCAGTTTAAGGCTCTTGGCGCTCCTTCTACCATCATCTATGTGGAGATGGACAAGGCTACCGCCAGCACCATGCTGACCAAGAACGGCAGCTGCGCTGAGAGCCGGGTCACCAGCCTGAACGTGCTGCGTACCTGCCTGGCTGAGCACTTTGGTGTCAAGTACCGCAATTACTTGGCACCTGACGCTACCGGCGTTGCTCCCGCCCGTATCCTGATTCCTGATTTCCATATGGCGAATGGCAAGACGTGCGATGTGCTCGTCAAGCCCATTTTCCAGCCGTATAAGGAGAAGCAGAAGGAAAAGAACTTCACTGTTGACTATGATGGGTACGAGATTCCTGTCAAGGTTGAGTGTGGTCAGCTGGATACGGATGCGACCAAAGGTGTTGTTACTGGTGGCTATAACTTGAAGCATTTCTACCAGAACAACATGCTTACGCAGGGCTTGGATATCCAGCTCGGCGAGCGTGTTATCGCCACCGCTCAGTTTGATACCATCTGGGACAAGGCTCGTCACCCGGCCTTCAACGCTTTCACCGGCGTTGTTGCTGTTGATATTTCCGGTCTGCCGCGTGGGTTCTTGAATACCCTCGCCAACAAGTCGGATATCGACCTGAGCGACAAGGGATGGCGTAAAATTTTCGACGCTATTGCCGAAAACGTGAAGCCTCTCGAAAGCGAGCCTCTCACTCTTGAGAAATATGCGCAGGATTTTGCAAATCGGCTGGTTGCAGACACCGGGAATGAAGTTGAACTCCAGTTCCCTCTGTACGCAAACCGGACTCGTATCGACGTTCTGGAACATATCGACGAGTCCCACTGCAAGATTTATGACTTCATGAGCGGCGTTGCTACTTTGAAGTCTGTAACCGAGCTGCGGACTCATTGGGATGGCATGGTTGCACAGGGCATTCAGCCTGTTTCGGCTGTGATGTTCTGCAATAAGCGCGGTCCTATGCTCAAACATACCTGCAACGAGATGAATACTCTCGTGCAGGCTATGAATGACGAGGACTTCTACATGACCCTCGAAGCTGCTGGTGGTGATGCATCTAAGATGCCGCACTACAACTTCGATGTTATTCTTGACCAGAATATCCCCGTGAAGAAATAACATCACTTGCCGTCATCCGAAAGGGTGGCGGCATTTTTTTGTTGAGCCATTGCTCAAACATCGAGATTCCTCATGTGGGATATAGCGTTTTGTACAGATATATGCTATAATTGGCACAAAAAGGAGGAACCGACATGGCAGAAAATAATAACAACGGTGGCAAAAACACTAATATCATCACCAAAATCAACGATACCATTTCCAAAGTCCTGGGCGATTTCCCGCCCGTTGTTCAGACAATCGCAAAAATCGTTGTCTTCGGTGGGCTCATCCTGCTTATCGCCAAAGCCATCGGCTATATTTTCCCGGTTATTGTGAACGTTCTTTTCAACCTCTTAGTCAAAATCGTTGGCTTCTGCATTCTGGCAGCCTTTCTTTACGGCTGCTGGTACGAGGTAAAACTGCAAATGACTCGCGATGAAAACTCCTTCCTACTGAATGAACGTCTCAAGTATCAGAAAAAAGAATACGAGGAACGTGAGCACAGAAGACAAGAACGAGATAACAGACGATAATACATAATCATACATAGGCTGTCCAGCTTCGGTTGGGCAGCTTTTTTTATTTTCCTGTTGCAGGCTCTTGCGAATCGTATACCATAAAAAGTATGAAAGGAGTTTATCATGAAAACACTTGAATCCTTTTTTAGCAGAACTGCACAGTTTGGCTTGCTCATTTATCTGACCGGCTGCTTTGGCCTGTTGATTGTTTTAGGCGCTGCAGTCGCAAAATGGCTTAAACTCATCGACGTAATTCAATATATTGCCTTTGCTTTTGGACTTGGACTCCTCATTTTGCTTATCGGCATGGTGGGTCTCTCACTCATTGGTATAGGGCAAAACCACAAGCACAAGGAGGTCAAAGACGCATGACTAAAAAAATTATCAATGTTACCGCAGCAACAATGGCGCTCACTATGATGTTTTCTGGCTGTGCCACATCTGTGGTTCAGGAACGGAAAGACCAGGCGGCCGCAGCGGCAAGTGCCGAAGCAGCACAGGCTGCCGTCACAGCAACGCCGGAACCGACAGCAGAACCGACCCCGGAACCCATCAATGCCTGGTCTTTGTTGTCGAATCTCCCGGATTTCACGCCCGGCACGCTGGACAATCCTGACACTACCTGGCCGGACGGCATTCCGATGGGACAGAGCCCTCTGTCTTATGATGACGGCGGCAAGTTTTATTCGCTGCGAAGTGTTGATACCGGCAAAACGCTGGATATCACGGACGTTGCATTACAGGATGTCCGAGATTTGCCTGTAAAGGGATATCTGAAACTGAACGAACTCGAAAACGGCGATACAGTCATTGGTGAAATCAATGCCGAATCTACTGGCGAAGGCGTGGAAAAGGAAATCAGCGATTTCTCAATTCACACTGCCAGCAAAGAAGATGGCTGCGACTATTATCCGATTGGATATAACGGCGGTTCACTGACCTTGATGCTGGACGGTCGTGCAGCCAATGATGATGGCATCAATATCGGCGATGCGTTCCTTGACGGCCTCTATTATTCGTCTGTCACTCCGGACAAATTCGACGGCTATCCAACTGACGGAGAACCGAAAGAGCAGTTCAACTTCCTGTATGGCTTGTTTGGCAATCCGTCCGGGCTTTATTGGACGAACAACGATTCTGTCGCTTTTGATTCCAGCAAGCAGTACCGTACTTTCGAGGATTTCCGGGATGCGCACTATGATGTCGAAATTGGCGACAAGAACTTCTATCTGGTTTGGAACTATGACGGCTATAGTGTTGTCGCAGCATGCAATGATACCTTTGACAGCGCCGATGTAAAAGGCACTGCCATTCGAGATGTCTATCTGTTCCCGCACATGACGGAAACCAAGTACCTGGTTGAGAATTCCGGCAGCCTGATTAGCGGTTATCTGGGTTATGGTGAAGCACCCGTCATCTTGACTGGTACATACGCATCAGTCAACAGTGATTCGACTGTCGAACAGGATACAAGCGCGGAAGAAAACACCGACGCTGAATCTGGTGACAATTCCACGGCGGACGAAAACGCTGAGTCCAGTTCCGATGATAACAGCGACAGCTCGGAAAATTCAGATTCCTAATTCTTAAAAAATAGTTATTGCGTATTCGTGCGAAACGCATACAATAAAAATTGTATGATAGATAACAGCACACATACGCTATAATTTCACAATTCTGAGAAGCAGACTATCCGTTTGGAGGTCTGCTTTTTTTGTTGGAATTTTGCGGTGCTTTGCTGACGTTTATCGTAACTAAACACTACAAGGAGAAAGAAAAATGACCGTAACGAACACTGTAACAGAAACAGAACACTTAACTCCCCTGCGTTCCGCTGTAGAGCACATCAACTGGAATACTTTGTACCAGCAGAAAATGGCTCTCGAAGAAGTTTCTGACATACTCTATGCCAAGAGAAAAGAGGATGACACGTTTGGCAAGGCTTCCGCCTGGCTCGAAAGCGTCATTGCACTCATGGAACGCTTGGGGGATGCAGCAGAAGAGGAAGGAAAGTTTGATTATCCCGAGCGGGACGAAAACGATGAACATCTGGATAACAGGTTCAATCATGTGTTGAATCAGTACCCGGATGTGGATATCTGACCAGTTCATATCAGGAGGACAATGATGCGGATTAACAGCAGTTGTGTGCTTCACAGCACCACGAGTCTCAACGCAAGAGTTCTTCCGCTCATTGGACGGGTCGGAACTCTTGAGCTGTCAAGTGGGCAGCCACTCGTATTCAAAACAACAACACCAAAGCAACAAGACGTCCTGCGTACCAGCACAGTAAAAGCTATTGGCTTTGCAGGAAGCAGAATTTTTGTCAAAACCGAAAGAGGAACCCAATACACATTTGAATTCCAATAACACCCAAGCGGCCACTAATCTCATTTTTTTTATAGATTGGCGGCCGCTATTTTTTTATCAATTTGAAAGGAAGTTTTTATCATGAATTTCATCAATGCCGCCACCAAGAAAGAACGCACCCATGTAGAAGAAATTGTCAAGTCTCAGCCTGTTATGCCTCATGAAGGCATAACTGCCACTGAGATTGGTATTTGCGGCAAGCAGAATCTTTTCATGGACGTTTATCGCCCGGATAACGATGCCGAAAAGCATCCGATTATCATCGATATCCATGGCGGCGGCTTGATTGCTGGCCGGAAAGAACAGAATCAAAACCTGGCAACCTGGTTTGCCAAAGAAGGGTATCTCACCTTTGTTCCGGATTACCGTCTGGTTCCTGAAACCAATGTTTTCGGTCAAATCACCGATGTCATCAATGCGTTTGCTACTGTAGCTGAACGCGCTGAAGACTTCGGTGGTGACTTGAATCAGGTCTTTGTAGTAGCCGACAGCGCTGGCGCATTCCTTGCCTGCATGGCAAGCTCTATTCTCCGCTATCCTGTCAAGATGCAGCCGGTAGAGGACGAACTGGAAGAGAACGTACCCGAGGCAGCCAAGAAGCTCGTCATCAACGCGATGGGCCTGCAGAGCGGTATGTATTACATCTACAAGGGCCAGGTAGGTTTGCTTCAGAACTACTATATGTCTAAGGGCTGGAAGAATCACAGTTATGCTGAGTTCATCAAGCCTGAAACCTATTCCAAACTCATCCCCCCGTGCTATATCTGCACCGGGAAAAAGGACTTTCTCAAGAAACAGACTTTTGGGTTTAAGAAATGCCTCGAAAACGAGCGCGTTCACCACGACTATGGTTTTGTTTCCAAGAGAGAAACGGTCCATGCTTTTGCAGCACTGTATCCTGAATCCGAATCCGCAGCCGGTGTGAACCGCGAGATGATTCGATTCTTTGACACCTTCAAAAAATAACAAGGAGCATATTTTATGACTCACAACGAAATGGTTCATGGTCTTTGCACGCAGGAAACTATTACCGTACAGGACTTTGCTGAACTGATACGATTCACGCTCGATGCCAATGAAGAAGTCATCTACGACGGATGGATTAACGTCTACGTCCCTATCTGGTTCGATGCAGACAAAGCATTTGGCCTTGATTTGAACTCAGAAGAAAATGCAGATTGGATTAACATGTACATTGACTGGCATCCGGACGATACCATTCATGCCTATGTATCTTACTGCAACAGTTCTACTGACGACCCCGACTTTACTCTTGAAGTCATCATGAGCCCTCACCACCAGGAATTGTTCAATGCGTATTTCAAAGAACAGTTTAAGGCGGTTTATCACATGAGTGTCGAAGAAGCGTGGGCTAAATTCGGCACCGAATAATATAGTGAGGAGATATATCATGGCACGTAAAGAAATCAAAATTTTCATGGACGCCAAGGAAGCTGCCAGTTTCCTGAAAACTATCGATTGGTCCTGGCTGTTCGGCTTTCTCAGTGAGCGCTATAACGTTTCGCTCAGCCCTCACAAAGAGCTGAAAGACAACGGCGCAGCAATCATCAAGGTCGAATGGCCTGATGAACTGATTGAAAAGTGCGGAATGATGGCTGATGTCTTCTCGTCAGTCAAGCTCGTCACGTTCGATTCGTATTTCAAGGAAATCGTGGAATACGATGAAGATAAGTTCAATGAAGAACGTAAAGCATGGCTTACCAATCCGACAAAGACGTTCAGCTATCTCGATTGCGATGGCATCGTCAAGGAACGTACTCTTGCGCTGAACATCTCCCTTCGCTATACGCTGTATGACGGAGGCTACAATTTCGCAACGCTGCTCTATGCGGTTTATTCCGATGTGAACGGCTGGACTATCCAAATGGAAAAGAAGTAATGGCAATGGTTGAAATGGCATTCAAAGTAAATCCCGGTTCCGAATTCTACAAGAATTATTTTTCGACAAAGGAGGAAAAAGCGCACTTCGTTGAAATTGCGAAGCGATTCTTCGACAAATATTTTCCCGGTGAGAAATTCTCGTATGTCTTGAATGACCGGTTGACGGTCGAATTGACACCAGAGCTGCTCGCCAAATACGAATCTCAGGTCATGAAACGCCGTGACCCTCACGGTTTTGTCATCTTCAAACAGCGTTCGCCCATGAACTGCCTGTGGGAAGATGAGGTCTGTAAGAACGTGAACGGCAAGAAATTCCTTGCCAACCAGTTCTGGTGGGCCGACTTCAACGGTTCTGGCCGCATCACTACGGAGCTGTGGGATGATGAGCAGGGAAATATCTACGGATATTATTCCTGCGAATATGCAACTCGCAGCACCAAGGTTCCAGACACCGTTACGCAGATTAAGCTGAGTGAATATCACGCGGCTTACGAAGCATACACGGAAGCCAAAAAAGCAACTGCTGACGCCGCTGCTACAGCTTGACGCTGCTTGCGATGCCGGTAAAATTGTGAATGTACGATAGATAGCATCTGCGCATTTCAGCGCTCGTACAATTCACAAACTGATACAACTAGGCAGACTCATCACCACGATGGGCCTGCCTTTTTTGTTTACAGAAAAAGGAGAAAAAATATGAACACAAAACGTATCAAAGAATTGGCTGCACTGACCGATGGAGAACTCGCAAGGAAACTTCTCATTCAGGAGTTTGGCAATGACTCTGAAACCCATTGGGGAAACAACGCACACGATGAACGTGTGATGGTTACTATCAATCCAGACGGAATCGCTCAAAGGACCTGGGAAGCCGACCATTGGGTTCGCCTTGACGAATTCGACAAAGACGGTTTCTATGCCCGTGAGATTTACGAGGGAAAATGGGTCGATGAGCCATTGCCCATAAACGTCATTGCACGAAATGTCACGATTGCTGCACCGAAACCTATTCAGCAGGAATCCAAAGACACTGAAATTCTTCGAGCGGCACAAGTCCTGTGCAAGCAGCTGACCGGAGATGACACCTTTGGATGGAATCCTGAGCTTCTTGCACAGATTGCGGATTGCACGGCAGCTTTGCTTGCCACCAACGGAATCAGCTCTCATTTTCCGAGCGCCAATACTGAACCCATCTGCTCTTGGGAAAAGCCGGTCGTCGAATATCAGCGTCCGGATTACGCCCTGGAGTATGGTACTAACTACTAAAACGAGGAGGATATCATGGCAAAAAACTATTTTGGTGTCGTTCTGACCACCAAGGAACACGATAAATATCGTCTTGTAGTATACCGCTACAAGGACCCTGGCATCCTTAACACCTGCCCGATGTGTCAGCTGCTTCGGGCCATTCACAAATTCCAGCAGGAATACGCTGAAATTCACCGCGAACATTGCAGCCGTATCCCGCCTCGCAAGTGGTACGAGCTTGGCAGAGTAATGTCGAGTATCGTTCTGCGGAAATACGGCCTGGAAAAGCATTACGAGATGTCATTTGAGCCGAGTCGCGTGCCTCCAGCTTCTGCGCTGAAACTCATCCCTGGTGCGACCGCTTCTAACTGGAAGCAGTACATCTGGTACGTTGATGGTGATGTGACGATGCTTGGCTAAAGACCATTGCACATTCGTGCGAGACTCATACAATTAGAATTGTACGATAGATACCAGCAATCGAAAAGGCATCCTGCCTTTCGTACAATTCACATTTCGCTTGAAGGCGGACTTCCCAATCGGGAAGCCCGCTTTTTTGCGTACTACAAAAAGGAGTGTAAATTATGTTTATCATCACAAAGACTTTCACCGATGACGAGGGCCATCTTTACACAAAAGTAAATCCAAAGCAATATTCTACCCCGGAAGAAGCATACGATGCTATGCGTGAGGATTACCTCAACGAGCTCAAAAGCCGAGGTCTTGAGGACAACGGTAGTTCCAATGACGATGGCGAATCCTGCCCTGGCGGATACATCATCAGCGATGAGGCTCAAATCTACGATTTTGCCCAATACACCCCGTATGAACAGCTTCTTCCTGCTGTTTTGTTCGGAGTCCATCGGATTGGTTAAGGAGAATCGCAATGGCTAAGAAAAGTGCAAGAAAAGAAATCACAAAAATCAACCTGAAACAAGCTGCGCTCGAAGGTCTTTCGTATGAAAGAGCCTGTGAAACTGCCAAGCGTGCAGGGAAACCCTCTTATCGCTTCACGGTCGGCGACAAAGTACAGGTCGGTCACCTTCTAAACTGCGTTGTTGACGAGGCTCTGGAAGGCGGGTACATGTATCTTATCCGCAGTGGTGCAAACAGCGATAACTATTCCTGCTGGGCTTGGACAAACGTTCGCCCGCTGGATGATGACAAAGATACGCATTTCGCCAAGCGCAATTCTGCGCTATCCCGCCTGCACTACTCAAACCGCAGTATGTATTCTTTACTCAGCTTCCAATACCTGTTCGGCGTTGATTTCAACCCTGATTATCAGCGTGGTTCTGTTTGGGATGATGAGGACAGGGAAAAGCTGTTGGACAGCATCTTTATGGGTCGCGAGATTGGTCGTTTCGTCTTTAAGCAGCTGCCATTCACTCGCACAAGCAACGATGGCAACTACTATGAAATCGTTGATGGCAAGCAGCGTATGTTGACACTGCTTGCTTTTTACCAAACGAAGGCCGGAAAAGCCCATGATTTCAATCGTGGGAGGTGTCAAGACATCGACTACGATTTGGATGATGGCGACCGCATTATGGTAGACGATTCTCTCTACGATGCTGCTCTCGACGCATTCGATGAGTATGACATTGAGTATGAGGAGGTGTAAGCATGCCGCGCCCTAACAAAATCAATCCTAAGAAGCCTTGTCCGTTTTGTGGCGCTTTCCTCGAAAACGAAGCACCCAGCACCATCTGGTGTCATCCGCACAACAGTTGCTTGCTGAGTCTCCGTGGCATTGTCGGAGCCGACCAAATCGCTCAGTGGGATACGCGATACGGCGAGATGACTGGCAAAGACAATGCGATTTGTGAGGAACGATAATGGCCAGATTTTTCGTTTATAGCACGAAGGAAGCTGCTGCGGCTTTGAAAGAAGCGCATATCCCTTACCGGGTACACGGCGAGTACTGTATATCGGTGAACAATGATGATTACAGCACCGCTGTTGAGGCTTTCTTTCGCAACGATGTAAGTTTTCAACCGGAATAAAGGAGGTATTTCTCATTACAAGATTCTTGGCGTTTGGCCTTGCTGCCGCATGCGCCGCACTTGCTCAGGAAGCGATTCCGTATTCACTTGACTGCCATCGACTGATTCTGGTTGATGAAAGCCATTACTTTGAAACCATTGATATTTTCGATGATTACGACATTGATTTCGATGTCATTGGAAACTTTTGAAAGGAGAACTAATATGTTTACAAAAGAGCTCTATAAAATCACATGTACCCGCAACGGTGAAACCAGCGATATCGGCACTTATTTGCTGAAACCTGGTCCCGAGGCTCCAATGGACTGCTACCGCAACTTTTTGAACAAAACGGATGTGGCCGTTTCCATCAAAAGCGTACCGGACGGATTTATCATCACTGATAATTCTGAACCTGACACCAGCTACCACCTGATGTTTATCCCGATGGACGACGATTTCTGGGCCCGCTGCGCGGCAGAAAAGGAAACCAAATAGTACATATGCCCCTTCGTCCTGTTTGGGATAAGGGGGCTTTTAGTTGTACGATAGATATCATCTACCAGGCGCGTTTTGCGTTCGTACAATTCACAATCTCGTACAATGAAGGCAGATTCACTTTCGGGTGAGTCTGCCTTTTTTGTTTGTGATAAAGGAGGAAAACGTATGATATAGCAACGCTAAAATACTTTGTGTCAATGTTGTTTTTTGTTGAACCGAGAACTTTTTTGTGCTACAATAAATGTAAAGACAAAAGAGCTCTCCTAAATTTTGAAAGAAAGGAGAGTCCGTAATGAGCGAGGAACTTACAATGAAAAAATATCATTTTATCATCACGCCTACTGGCGAAAGAAAGCTCGTTTTTTCACCTGATGTTACATACATCGATGGTAAAGATGCTGAGTGTCTTTATAATCAAATCATGAATGGCGAACCTTCTACCGAAACCGATGAACAAGCTATGAAAAAAATCGCAGAAGAGGACGCACGTTTGCGGACACTTGAAGCAAATGGAGCTCAGATTTGAGCCAAAATTTTATCGGGAACATCTTGGCGAAAAAAGTGACCACAAATCCCTTATCCAAGATTTCCAACCTACTAGGCCAGAAGGCTATGGCTTGACAAGATATCTGCAAGACCAAGCTTTCGTTGATGAAGAATCCGGAAATATCCGCACCTATTTGATTCGGCAAAAAGGGACCGGCGAACTTGTTGGATATTATTCGATTCGTGCAGGAAATATCTTGTTGAGGCAAAATGAATCGACGAATGTCATCTCTGGAATCGAGCTTACGAATTTTGCTGTAAACGGCAAATACAGAGTGCGTCATCCTAAAGTTACAATGGTCGGAGCACGAATTTTCTATGGATTTATCATGCCTCAGATAAGAGAAATTCGTGAAACACTTGGTGTAAAAATTTTGTATATTTTTGCTCTTGACCAAGTTCCTTTGTTAAACTACTACAAACGATTAGGCTTTTTGTCCCTACAAAAGCAAGACGAACAATTTGCTTATCAAACATGCAAACCGTCCTATGATGTAACTTGCATTTTCATGTATAAACTGTTGTGATTTTCGCCCGTTTACCGTATCGGTAGGCGGACTTTGCTTTTTTGTTGACGCCGCTTGCGAACGGCATAAACTTTTAGTTGTACGATAGATATCATCTACCAGGCGCGTTTTGCGTTCGTACAATTCACAGTCTCGCACATTGAAGGCAGATTCACTTTCGGGTGAGTCTGCCTTTTTTTGTTTGCGCGAACACAAGAAAGGAAGGAATTAACAACAATGACTGCTAATCTGAAAATCGGTCCTTGCCCAAAATGCGGCAACACTACATTCATCACAACTGCGCATGTAACCCAGACTTGGCTGGTGGACGAGGACGGCGACTTTATCGAAGCCAAATCCGACTGCGATGAAGTGACCCATGCACCTGATGCCGAGGATTTGTTCACATACTCCAAGTGCGGGGCTGAGGTTCCGGCAAAATATGCATACAGCGAATAATTTCGCGAATACTTTTGCAAAACCATTCGTACATACCATCGTTAAAAAACAGGCATGACCTAACGATTTGTTAGGGTACTTTTTTGGAGGGAAATACTATGAAAAATCGTGTACCTGAAGTCTTTTTGTCCGAAATGTTCGGCGAATTGCGCATCATGGAGGATGACAACAAATTCTATTTTTGTGCCGCAGATGTTTGCTCGGCCTTGGGCTATTCAAACCCAAGCCATGAGCTGAACATACATTGCCGCCATGATGGCATCAAGGCTGGCAGGACGGATGTGAACGGCGTTCCCCGCATCATCAAGTTCATCTCAGAAGGTAACGTGTATCGCCTCATTTGCCGCTCCAACAAACCCGAAGCGGAAAAGTTTGAGACCTGGGTTTTTGACGAACTCTTGCCCCGGATTCGCCAGACCGGCGGTTATGTGAATGACCCAGTAGTCTTTGTCGATAATTGGCTTCCGAATACGGACGCCAAAACTAAGGCTTTGCTTGTCACTTCTCTGGAAGCTGTCAAGAATCAGGACAACATTATCGGCGTGCAGCAAGAGAGCGTCGAGTTCCACCGCGCGGTGAGTGCATCCGTGAACAGCGTCGATTTCGGCGAGTTTGCAAAGTGCCTTGCCAACGACCGTATCAGCATCGGCCGCAACCGTCTGATGGCGTGGCTGCGCAAAGAAAAGTATATTGACTCTGCAAATGTTGCTTACCAGCGCTACATCGACCAGGAAATCTTCGAGGTTAAGGAAACGGTGTACTATGTCGGCACCACTTACCATACATCGCGTAAGACGCTGATTACTCCTAAGGGGCAGGTATATTTGGCAAAGAAGGTTTCTAAAGAATACAAAGGCTGATTTTGCTTGACCGCGCTTGCGAATTAAATAAAATCAGTCTTGTACGATGGATACCAGCAAATCCATAGTTATTCACAACCTGTAGCAGAAAGCAGACTCATCTTCGGATGGGCCTGCTTTTTTGTTTACATGAAAAAGAAAGGAACGATTTCATGAATTTTAACCCTAATAACCAGAACACTCTTCTCACAAAGAAAGTCGCAGCACTATACGAAGCAATGCAGAAGGCTGGTGATAGTGGTCTCGCCTTTATGGTCGTTGACAGTCTCAATAGTCTTGCAAATTATGCCAGGTTTTTGGCTGAACAAGAAATCTTAATTCAGCAAGCTCGTATCACGATGGATGCTGCAAGCTACCGCATTTTTTATCACAGCGTCGATTCTGCCCGTACCAGTTTGCTCGAAAACGCGGCTGCCAATGTCGCTTTACTCAACCGGCTGTGCAAGAAATACAACACAGACCAGATTGCTGGAAATGTGGCAGACGCAATTGAAGCCGAAATGAACTCCGGCAACATGTATTCTCTTGCTAATTCCCCGGCCTACACTGCATTCGCCAAAGAGGTTCTCAGCACCTATTATACGACCGGTTCAGCCGGAAGCATCTGTAACAAGTAAATCAATCCAAGCCCTTTACGGGGTCCACATTGCGGTGGAGGCAAAAGCCAAGAGCCGCACGATGACCCCGCGTTAAGGGGAGACGTATGAGTATCAATCTGAATAGCCGCAACAACACCCTCTGCTGCAAGGTCAACGACCTGTACACCGCCCTCATGGCCTCTGAACTGCTGAACGACTGCGTTGATGACGTTGTCGTGATGCTCAAAACCTGTGTTGATTACGTCAACATAGTGTCGAGTCAGGAAGTCCAGATACAGCACGCGCGTTTCACGATGGACGGTGAGGAGTTTCGACAGTACGTCATGGAACTCGACCGTCATCGCCGTGCGTTGCACGAAGGGCTGATGGCACGGGTGAACTTTGCCAATCGTCTGTGCGTGAAGCTGAACACACCTGTTCTTGCTGAACGGGTCACGGAAGAGAACCGAGAAACCTATTTTGCTTTCGCAAAAGAGGTGGTCGATTCCTATTTCGGTGAAGCCATGCAGAACGGACGATTGCTCTAGGGCAACATTGTCCCAACCCGTTTTAACACTACAACTATGGAGGTATTTATTATGTCTAATAACAAAGAAATTATCTGCAAACTCATCAAAGCTAAGAACCAGGAGGCCAACAGCTACACAGACCAAACTTGCTACAATGCTGCCTACTGCTATGGCTACGTGGACGGCGCAACTATGGCACTGAACACTTTGAGCGGCGTACCCGAACGCCATAAGTGCTATGCTATCCTGTCCCATTATTCCAATGAAGATATCGGCACGTTTGACTCCGTTGCAATTTGCGGCGGGGTACATATGAGCTTTGAGTCGGCCAAGAAAGCGGCTGATGAAATGCTTGCGGTCGATAAGGAAAATGGGTGCCACGATGACGCCGTTCCGTACACTCTCGACGATTGCAAAGAGTTTGACGACCTTCCTCTGTACATTGCAGGCGAGTGGGTCAAGGACGAATTTGAACGCTATCACAACTTTTACGCTGTATTTGAACAGGATGCAGCGCTGTAGAAAACAGAACGCTGGAGGTGCTCTTATGTTTAAGGTGTTAGGCGGCATTGGCCGTTCCGTTCCACTCTACAACGGCAAGGCTCGAATCCTTGTCAAGGCAATTATCCCGGCTGCGCCAAAGTGTCTTGCTGAAATGCAAAGCATCTGTGAGGCAAACGGCTGGAAATCCGTTCTGGATGAACGCGGCAACCTGGTCGTTTTGTCTGTTGTTTCCATTGACGCTTATCGACTGTCTGACAGCACCTTGATGACCGCATATCTGCACTTTGCAGAAACTGCAGCTCAGAAACTTACTGGAAACAAAAACCGGTATCTCGTCGCTGGTGTCGTGTCCTACGACGCGGCCGCATAAGGAGGCAAGCAACATGAAATACCACGGATTTGAATCACCCATCGATTGGTCTCAGTACCTTATCCAGAAAGCAGACAAACACGAATATGAACCGTCTGAGCCGGGGAAGAGAGTCGAGGCTTTACTCGAAAAGCTCTACCTGCCGCAGAACTCCTATTCCTACGCAAAGTTTCCTCAATGGTTTGCGGATTCCTCTGACAAGGGGACAGAAGAGGAACAGGTACGGTATGTGATGAATCATCTCTGCCCGAATCTGTACCACTTTTATAAAAATCCGACGCAGAAAGATTTTCGTCTGGGGCCTGATGTTGTGAACCTCATGGTTCACCAACATATGTGCGAAAACACACAGGCGACCATTCTGAACGAGGATGGTTCTCTTTTCCAGGATGGGGTTCATGATACTCACGAGGAAATCCTTCTGCTGACGTTGTTCTTTGAACACGAGTTCAACGATATGGATATTCGGTGCGCCCGCGTATCGTATACCTCATCGGACGCTGAAATCAAAGCCTGCTTCCTGCACGCGGTTCATAAGCGCTTTGGCTTGATGGACCCGGCAGCAGAAAGGCTCTGGCTCAGCAACAAGTCTAACAAAGTTTACCTCATTAAAACAATCCACGGAATCGTTTGAACACAAATCAAAGGAGTGTAAAACTATGAAATCTAATACTATTCGCAACGACTACGCTGCGGCACGAATTTCCGCTATATCCGCCATCATCGCAGCGGAAGCAATCGGAGTCACCCTGCTTCTCATTCTGATTCAGTCTCTGCTGAAAGCTGTAACTCCGCTGACGTCGGAATCCATTCTGATGCTGGTTCTGGGTTCTTTTGTCAGGACCGGAACCACTGCATTCTGCATTTTCGGCGTGCTCTCTGCACTGGCTGCCTTGTACGTGTCAGCTTGTGCGACGAGAGAACGGTATTTTTACATTGAGAAGGACGAGCTCAAATTCATAGCCAAGACCAAAGAAATGTTTGGCTGGCTGAAGAATTCTAAGCCTGCAATTGGCTGCTTTGCAGCGGCAGGAGCGTTCATAATAATGGCAATATCTCTTATCGCTGATATCGGCATCTTTGATTCCGGTCTCAGTCGCGAAACGCTCGGTGCTCTCATCAATGTTGCAGTTCTGATGCTTCACATCGCCGGTGGCTGTATCGTTGCTTCGGTGGCTTGTGCGGTTTGGGACAGCAATAAAATATAGGACTCAAAATTTTAGGATAACGGCGCGGGAATCCTCGGCAATTCAATTGCCGAGTAGTTCACACCTGCGTATATTAACCAGAGCTGCCTGTCTTCGGATTGGCAGCTTTTTTGCTGCGCCATAGAGGCTCTCGGCATCCCTATTGACATTAGAGACACGGTCATCGAAAAGGTAGCTGAAAAGCTCACCAAAAGGCAATAATAGCATTCATCGCCGCTTTCCTTTTTAGGTAGGCGGCATTTTTGTTGCCCAAATTTGCGAATTGCGGACAATTAAGACAGCGAATAAAAACTGGAGGAATCATTATGCTTGCACTCAAAGCCAAAAGGTCAAATAAAACACTCTATCTATTTGCGGCCGTCATTGTAACCGCTATTGCCGTCATTATGGCAGAACGGCAAGGAGTCGTTGACAGCGATTATTTCTGGCATATCACCCTGGGAAAAAGTATCTGGCAAAATAAAGCTATTCCAACTCAGGATACTTTCTCCTGGCTTGGTCCGGAACTTAATTTGCAGGAAACCGCTCATTCATGGCTCGGCAGCCTGATTCTTTACGCGTTTTCCTGCATTTCCACAAATCCCGTCTACGGAATGCTTGCGTTCATCGGAGTGACAGTCTTTGCCTACTGTCTGTTCATTGAATATATCTGGGGCAGACAAATCAAAGACCCTTTTATGAATGTCCTGGCTTTGGCCCTTGTCACGCTGCCGCTCGACTGGGCAGGAAGACCGCAAAACATCGGCTTAACACTCTTTACTGTCGGATTTTATCTGCTGAACAAAGTCTACGAGGAGCCTGACACAAAGCTCCGCTGGCTGCTTCCTGTCGTGAGCGTTCTTTGGGCGAACCTGCACGGCGGGGCACTGCCAATCTTGTTCGCGTTCAATCTGCTGTTCCTGGTCCTGTGCTTTGCTCCTGACATCAATGCCTTTGATATCTATAACGAAAAGGGCGACGCAAAGAAGCGGTTTCGTGCCCTGTTCCAGGTCTTTCTTTCCGATATTTTGGCCGGACTCCTGAATCCATACGGCATCAAGCTCTATATCTATTTCTTTGTGACAAACAATGAAACGACCAAGAAATATGTTTCTGAATGGATGCCGAGCCATCTTGCCAATGAAGTTGTGTTTCTGTGCCTTGCCTTCTTGTTTCTGATTGTAGCTTACCGAATGAAGGTAAAGCTCACAGAATTTGCCCCGTATCTCTGCTGCCTGTTCATGACAGCAATGTATGTCCGAATCCGCAGCTATTGGGTTATCGTCATAACTCCCCTCATTTACCGGTTCCTCACTTCTCTTATCTCCGCACAGGAAAACCGGATGTGGAAAGCTGGCGGCAGGCCCAACAGTTCCTGGGCGGGAAACACCAAGAAATACACTATCGCTGCAGCTGCCGTGCTCGTTCTTGTATCTGCTGTCTATGCATCTTCCATGGCCAACGACCCCGATAAGACAGGGGATTACATCACAGCTGACCTTGTCTCATACATCCAAAACCTCAACCCGCAGCGGCTCTATACCTCCTACAATGATGGCGGGTATTGCATCTATCATGGCATCAAAAGCTTCGCGGATTCCAGAGCAGACCTATTCCCGGACGATGTCATCGAAGCAAGTGTGAATTTTGCATTCATGAGCTATTCCACCGACACTGGCATGGAAGACTGTTTGAATCAATTTGACTTTGATGCTATCCTTTTGCGACGCTCTCAAAGTGGGCCCTGTATTGAATTTATGAACCAGCTTTCTGGCTGGACACAAGGATATAAAGACGATTATTTCGTTGTTTTTGTACCTTTCGAAACCTAAAAATCTCTGCCCTTGACCGGATATTTCGGCCAGGGGCATTTTTGTACATATGTTTAGTGAAATCTAAACGGCTGACCGCTTTCTGGACAAGGCTTTCGAGTATTCAAATCGACTCTGGATTTTGTTCCAGGCTTGTTTTGTGCAATATTTACAAATTTTATTTATTATGTGCGGTCGATTTGTAAATATTGCTATCTAGCGGAGGTGTGCGAATTGCAGACAATGAAAGTATGGGTCAAAATCCCAACACCCGAAACATATGCAGAAAGGCACATCAATGCTAAATAACATCTATACAAAAACGAATACCATCTTCGGACAGGCGCTTGGATGCACTGCCCTTGATGACGCATTTGTAAAGCTGCTGAGCGATGTAAATGCCGATGGCGTGACTCAGTTCCTGATTCGGACAAATGGCGAAGAGAAAATGAAGACCGTTGCCCAAATCAATTCTGAGTCTCTGGAAGCGGGTGTTCGTGAGCGCATCTTTGATAAAGTCAGCCCGAAATATGGGACCCCGACTTATTGGGATACCTCTACCAACATCTACTTCTCCATCAATACGTTCCATCCTCAGAAATCTCTGCGCGGAAAAGGTATCCGTCGTAAGGCGGATGTCGAAAAGCTGCGCGCTCTGTTCTTTGACATTGATTGCCACGGCGAAAACGCACCAGCTGACATCAGCGACCGCATCGGTGAACTTGTACTGGATGCCGTGAATCATCATGAGATTCCGGACTGTGCAGTTTCTAACAGCGGCCGTGGTGTTGGCTTGTTTGTGTTTCTTGAGCCCTGCAACCCAAACAATCTCTCTTACGGCTTGGCCTACAGCGGCGTACATAGAGCAATTTCTCTCAAGCTGAATGAGTTGATTGAGAAGGCCCAGTTCACGGCAAATGTTGAGCTGGATAAGGCGGTTCATGAAACCAATCGCGTTGCTCGTCTGCCTGGTACTTACAACACCAAGGCAAAACGCTGTTGTCATTGTATTCGGGTCCCTGAAGGAAAGCCCTTCAACCTGCTGAAGCTCGCCGACCAGTATGAAGTCCCTTATCGGTTTGCTGATGAGAAAGTTGCTCCGTCTGACGCGAATTTCAACAAGACTGAGGACGAAATCCTTGACTGGGCTAAAAAGCGCTTCGCGGCAATGTGCGTGCGCTATCCGCATCTTCTTGACGTTCTGAACAATTACAAAGAGAAGGAAGAACGGAAAGCAAACTTCGTCTGCCGCTTTGAACTGGCGCTTCGTTACCTTCAGGCAAATCCGTGTGGCGAAGGAAACCGCCACAACACCCTCTTGGCTGTACTTTCCACCTGCTATGACCGTGGCGGTCATCCGGATATGGATAAGGCACAGCTCATCAACCGCACTTTTTCTCAGCCCCTTTCTGACAAGGAAGTTGCGCATCTCGTTTCCACCTGCAAATACCCTTGCAAGAACTCGACAATTGAAGCACTCTCCGGCATTCCCGCAAGTGCTCTCAAGAATCCCAAAGCCAAGGCGGAAGGGAAGAAGAGCGAGAGCGAATCTAAGCCAAAGCGTTACGAAAAAGGCGAAATCCCGCCTCCGATTGCAAGCTCCAAGGCTGACCGTTACATGCTCGGTGTCCTCATCAACCACGGCATCATTCCCGACCTCCGCATCCGGAACCATCGTCAAAAGTATGAGGCTCAGGAACGCCGGAAACAGCGCATGGCCATCTATAACCGCATCCCGGAACTCTATGCTTCCGGAATGTCCGTTCGTGCCATTGCAAAGGAACTGAAAATCTCGGTTCCCACTGTATATGAACAGGCTAAAGTGCGTGGTCTTGATATCGTGGAGAAGGAACAGCAGGCATTCCGCGTCAAGAACCTGACAGCTCAGCGACTCGTTGAGATGGGATATCAGAAGCAGAAAGTTGCTGAACTGATGGGCGTTAACCGGAACACGGTGTTCAACGCTCTGAACCGGACTTTTGATTCTGTGTCTGAAGAAGACCTTATGCTCATTGACAAGGCGGTTAATAAGCTCATTGGTCGTGTCGAGGTTATCGTGGAGACTCCCGAACCACAGACGGCTGACGAGCTGGAAACGGCAAAGCCGCAGGAAGCTAATGAAACTGCTGAGACGGTTGCGACCGCCAAGGCTGCTGACAGTACCGAGACCGTCACTACTGAGAAGAAGAACTCTTCTAAGGATGACAACAAGCCAGACGACAATGTACCTTTTGCTCCATTCAGTGATGCGTACAATCAGCTGTGCTTTGAACCTCAATCCCACAAAGGTTGGCACTCCGTCAAGGATGCGTTGAACAACTACGCGACCAGCTGCTGCTCTGCGATAAGTCAGCTCTGGGATGGCGTTGGCAAAGTTCAAAGGCACTTTGACTACGGTCGAGCGCAGCAAGCCGCAACCTAAACCTTTTTAGTACCTTCACAATTTGATACTATCTCTTTTGCGCGAATCGAACCTTAAAGGCTAAATGCTGGAATTCATTTCTAATTGAACCTGTATCTCTGGTCGGCAAACGGACACACTCATTCATGAGCGAGAACACAAGTTTGCCGGGTTGATGTGCAGGATTTGAAGCGAATCTCTTCCTTTTGTGCAAAGTTTAATTCACTATTGACAGTCCCGGTGAGGCAAAATTTAGACTCACACGTTCGAGGAGGACACGCCCATTTATGAGTGAGAACAAAATTCCCGAACAGGCTGCGGCTCAGGAGTCACGCTCGCAATGCCGGGATGCTGGTAGAGGATTCACAGACCACAAATGCTGGCAAACGCTACAATATTTTCGCGTTCATGCTGTTATTTCAAAATCTCAGGATAAGTGTACCCTTTCGGAGGACACGCCCGCTTGCGAGTGAGAACGAAATCTAAAGGAATCTGACACAAATCCCACCCTTTTGGGGCTGACAGTTTAACTGCGGACGGATGAAGTGGCCCACGTGGCGGCCATGACGGCTTTTCCGACTTAAAAATTTATAGTCGGCTGGACTGGTAATAGGAGTCCAGGAGCCCGATTTCTCCTGAAAAACGGACCCTGCCCAAGAATGTCAAACGAGTTGGCAATGTTTTTCAGGCTTTTGTACGCGTCCCCTGTAGTAGAGCTCTATATATTATATATAAAGGGCATTGATAAGTAAGAGAGACTACTAGATTTGAGCTGAGAAGGATTGGCTTAGAGTTAGCTTAGGATTGCTTAGGATTAGCTTTGAGTTCCTTGGGATTGGCTTTGTCATAGCTTTGCCTTAGGAAACTCACTATTCCTTAGCTGCAATTTGGCGGCCGTTGCGGGTTGTTGCGAGTTGTGTCCACTGCCGTCTGGAGCGTAGCTGCCTTGCTTTTGGGCTGGTGCTTCTTTGCTCCCTGGCATTCGCGTAGTTGCTCATCCTACATCCCGGGTCTTAGCTTGCGTAGCTGCTCATTGGGCTTTGGCCGCCTGAATTCCTTGCTCCTTGCATTTGTGTCTAAAGTGCTAACAATTCGCCCTTCGCATTGAGGGCATGTTCGGCTCATGGTATAATTAAATCATAACGAGAGGAGCTGGACATGAAGCGATATCGGTACTTGTGTATCTGCAGAAAGAACAAGCAATTCTGCCAATACGCCTGCATTCACCGTGTTGCATTTGCCAGATTCCCATTGTGGCGGGTTCCGAAATTTTGCTGCTTGAAGCGGCTTGGGACCTGTACGTACCAAAGCGTGAGGAAGGTGATTGTGTGAGCAGCAGCATGATTCTTGAACATCTCGATGCCTGGCAGGGACAATGCCTTGTCTTGACCATTGTGGTGATTCTTGCTATCGAATGGCTTGGCCGGAACTTGAGTCTCTGGCTTGTCATGAAAGCGTTTGGCACTAAGACGGCAAGGTTCTACGATACCCGCATTACGGCAATCGGTGTTATCCACCATGAGCTCTCCCATCTCCTGGTTGCCATCTTCACCGGTGCTCGAATCGACGGCGTGAAGCTCTACAAGATTTTCCAGAAACAGGATGACGAAGTTCTCGGCTATGTGAACTACACGCCACGCGGCCTTTATCCGTTTCGCTGCATCCAGCAGACCCTCATCGGCATTGCCCCAGGAATCCTCGGCATGGTTCAGATTTGCACCATGAGCCAGCTGCTTCTTGGGTTCTGGTCGAGTCTTGGCAATGACTGCTTCAAGCATCCTGCCATCTGGATACTCGCAATCGTCATGAGCCAGATAGCATATCATTCCTGCCCGAGCCGGTACGATATCCAGGGCTCGTGGTTCTGCATCGGCCTTGTGGTTCTTGCATTCTGTCTGTTCCGAGACAATATCTTTCCTACCTGGTTCGCCTTGCAGGTCATCCAGTGTGTGGCATTCGCCGTTATCCTTGCATCCGCACCCGTGATGCTCCTGAGCGTCATCGTGATGGTTGCTAAACTCATGGGTATTGAAGAATTTTAGTGGAATGACCCCATTTCACTAAGCTCCTTCAGTATCACAGGCAGATGTACTTTTGTACATCAAGATGACGAGCTGCACTTGTACGGTTTTCCCAGCCTGCAACCATGCGAAGGCGTCATCTAGCCAAGGGAAACACAACCTCCTGTTTCGGCAGGGGAGACTTATCGCAAAGAAGGTGACGTATATGTCCACTGTTTATGTGCTCAACAAAGACGGTAAACCTTTGATGCCTACGACTCGCGGCGGACATGTGCGCCATCTGCTTAAAGAGCAAAAAGCGCGAGTCGTACAAAGTAATCCGTTTACCATCCAGCTACTTTATAAAACTAACGATGCGGTACAGCCTCTCTATTTAGGCATTGACCCCGGCAGAACCAATATTGGCGTTGCCGTCGTTAAAGCAGATGGAACGGCAGTCTTTACGGCACATCTGAAAAGCCGCAATAAAGAGATTCCGAAGTTGATGCAAGACCGCAAAAGAGCCCGCCGCGCAAGACGCACAAATGGCAGACGTCACCGCCGTCAGCGGAGAGCTAAAGCAAATGGCACTATTTCTAAAAAGTGCGTTAAGCAAACCACTACTCAAAATGGCAGTGTTAGCAAACGTGCAAAAGAAATCGGCATCATCAAGCGCCACCTTCCGGGTTGCGAGAAAGATGTACTTTGCATCGGTATCAAAAACAAAGAAGCAAAGTACACAAACCGCGAAAGACCAGAAGGTTGGCTTACACCTACTGCAAATCAGTTGTTGCAAACTCACGTCAATTTGGTTAAGAAGGTTCAAAAGCTTCTTCCCATCAGCGATGTAGTGCTTGAAGTCAACAAATTTGCGTTCATGAGGCTTGATAATCCCGATATTCAGAAGTGGCAGTATCAGCAGGGACCTCTCTACAAAAAAGAAAGCCTTGAAAGTGCCGTCTCTGAAATGCAAGAACATCACTGCCTATTTTGCAAAAAGCCGATTGACCATTATCATCATGTAGTGCCAAAATCCGAAAATGGCAGCAACACCATCGCCAATATTGTTGGTCTATGCGCGGAGCATCATAACCTCGTTCATAAAGATGTCGCCTGGCAAGAAAAGCTTGCTGAAGAGAAAACTGGACTCAACAAAAAGTACGGTGCTTTGAGTGTGTTGAATCAAATCATTCCGGCACTGACGAATAAATTGAGTGTGCTGTTTCCAAAGCACTTTTTTGTGACAGCAGGAAAGAGCACCCATGACTATCGTGCAGCGCACGGTGTAAGTAAAGACCATTGGCTCGACGCTTACTGTATTGCTTGCTCCGTCTTGCCGAGCAATGTTTGTGATAGCAATATCAACAATCATGTACCGTATGAGCTGAAGCAGTTCCGCCGCCATGATAGGAGAGTGCTTCACAAAGCGAACATGAGCCGCGTGTACACGCTCAATGGCAAAGCAGTGGCAACGAATCGCCACAAAGCCATTAAGCAGACTACCGACAGCTTGGAAGAGTTTCGTCAAAACTATCCAGATGATGTTTACAAACTCAAGGTAAAAGAACATCATCCTGCATATAGAAACTTGAATCGCAACTATCCAGGAAGTGTATTTCTTGTTGGCAAACAAGCTCATGTGATGCAAGGAATAGCAAGCTCTAAAGACGGAAAAACAACAAAATACAATGATACAAATGCAACTACAATAACCGCAGGGAAATGCAAATTTGTTGCAAAAAATTCTGGTATATTGTTTGTGCAATGCAAATTTAGAAAGGCACTTAGTGATGGAACCACGAAAAAACTTCAATATCCAGTTTGATAAACTCTATCTTCGCGTTACGGCTCTGCTCAATGGCCGCGAAGTTCATTACGACTATGTCATCAGCCCGAACGCCGATGACCTGACCGATGAAAAGGCCGACTTGATGAAACAGGAACTCTCGGAATCTCTGCTTAAAGACCTTCCGGCTGGCACCAAAATCCTTAGCACTGAGTTCATCCCGGAAACGGAGATGATTGCTCCGATTTTCGACGGAGACCGGGTCACTTCATGGCGGTTCCTCGATTACGTTGCAAACATCCTTTCTCCCGAACCTGACATGAACGGAAACCTGCATCCGAAATTCACCCCGCTCGCTGTTGTGCGCGTGATGGTGGACGAGGATGTTTCGTTGATTCAGCTGGAAGAACGGGAACGAATCCGAATCATGGTCGGGAACTATGTCATGGAATTGACCAAAGCTCCGATTTACACCATACAGCAAATTACGCCGGACGATTACTGGCGTATCCTGAAAGGCATCGGCGTGATGCGAAACTTCCCGACCTCTCAGAGAATCCTCGTGAAGGTCGTCTCCTTGGCGGAACTCAAACGCTGCACGGAACGGCGCAGGAAACGGTTCGAGGAGAACGAAAAGGGCTGAATGAACAGCTTGCCCCTTGCCTGTACGTTCGCCGGAACCCTCACACCCCGCCCACCAATGCATCGTTCAGAACGTCTGCAGTAACCTTGGTGAGCCTGGTTGCTAAATCTTTTGGCAGATACTTGTATTCCATTGCGAATCCCGTACACTGTGAAGTATCGTGAATACCCACAAACCTGAAAGGCGGTTTTTATCATGCTGAAAAATATTCTTGCCGTGATTGGTGCTGTGACGGTTGCTGCTGTTGCTTATGTGGCTTTCAGCGACCACGTGATTGTGAAAATTGAACCCGATGAAGAAGGCCCTGAGGACCCCGAAGAGCCGGAAGAACCCGAAGAGCCTACAAAGCCTTCTGAACCACAGGAAGAAGACCACAAGTTGACCTTCGATGAGCTTGTTCGCAAGATGGATGAATCCGAGGAACGCTTGGCTGAAGCGGAAGTAGCTGCTGCCGCCAAAGACGATGACAATGATGAGGATGACGAGGACGATGAGCCCGAATCCAAAGTCGAAGAAGTCAAAATCCAGGATGACTCGACTGAAACTGAGTGACAAGGAGTAAAAGCTATGGACACTGGTACTCGTATTAACGTGATTGCTGGACGGCCCGGAGCCGGTAAGACTCGCTGGGCTGCCAGGGAAGTGGTTGAGACGCTTCGCGACGTGAACAACGTCGTCATTTACATCGGCTTTGACCGGGAGTTTGAGCGTATCTGCCGGATGGTTTCGGACACCTATGGCAGCAAACCTCACGGCAAGCTCCTCTTTGCGTTGCAGGATGGCGCTGGCGAAGCAATTGGGAAGGCCGTTGATATTGCCAATAACGGGGAGCCCCGCATGTATCTCGGCAATGAGGACGATGACGAGTACCAGAACAATCGGCGGATGGTGTTTGTGTTCTATGACCAATGCCGCCACGATATCTTCAACGGCCGCCGCGACCTCCTGAGAGCTGCTGCCAGAGCCGGGGTTCATGTCAATGTCCTTTGCCAGATTTTCAGCCAGATTGACCGTGGTGATGTGGATTGGCTGAACGAATACTGCACGCCTTTCGTCATCTCGAAATCCCGCGAACCGCGCCTGGCAACACAGGAAGAGATTCAGGAAAAGTACCGCTGACATTATCCGTTCCCGGAACCAACCGGGAACTTTTTTGCTGAAAACTTACAGACGCACAAAGACCACTGTTTCTATGATAAACTATCACTTTGTATTTTGCCCTCGCTATCGGAGAAAGCTCTTTCTGATAGATGGGTTTGAAGCCCGGTTCAAGGAGCTCACAACCCAAATCTGCGAGCAAAATGACATTGTGATACTGGCGATGGAATGTCATATCGACCATTGTCATCTTTTCGTGAATGCTCCGCCTACATTAAGTGCTGCAGAAATCATGAAAATTATTAAAGGAACCACCGGCAGGATACTTAAGCAAGAGCTTTTTCCTGACACGGTTATGCAAATGTGGACACGCAGCTATTTTGTAAGCACTGCCGGAGATGTGTCTACCGCTACGATTCAACACTATGTAGAACAGCAAAAAAAGAGAGGAGGGTAACTTTATGGCTTTCGGGAGCAAGAATAGCACGCCATCATTTGTATTGACATTGCCTTTTGATATAAGTCTCAACGAGCAAGACTATCTGTATAAGGAGTTCAAGAAGTGTGGTGTCATCTACAATCAGCTTGTGAGTGCGACTACAAAAATGTGGCATCAATTGCGCAAGACGCGCAAGTATCGTGAATTGATGGCCGCCATTGCGAAAGCCGCTCCCGACAGTAAGGAGCAGAAAGTCCTCCTCAAGCAGCGCCAGGAAATGATTAAAAGTTCCGGCTTTTCAGAAGGCGCTTTTCATAAAATGGTTGAACCGTACGCAAAGCACTTTGCTATCCACTCTCATGTAGCACAGAAAGTTGCATCTGCTGTCTGGACGGCTTGGGAAGGCTTTTTCTTCCGCAAAGGAAAGGCCGTCCATTATAAAAAGCTTGAGGATGTAACTTCTATCTCTGGCAAGAATAATGCCACCGGCATTGTGCTTCGTCCGGCAAATCTCACAACGAGCAATATAAGGTCAGCAAAAAATATAAAGCAAAAGGCTATTGAGCAGCGATACTATAAAGCATACGGACAGCCTGACCCTGAAGATGATAAAAAGGTCATTCTTCCTGATGCTGTAATACCGCAAATGGAAGCCGATATCGTCGCTGCCGTTGCGAAAGTCAAACTGTCTATTGGGGAAGGCTCTTTGCGCATAGTGTATGGCGACCATGAATTTCCCGTTGTGGTGCGTAATCCTAACACTCAGACGGGAAGATATCAGCAGGAAGCCCTCAAATGCGGCGTAAAGTATTGCCGTATCACCCGTAAATGGGTTCGCAATAAGTGGAAGTATTATGCTCAACTTGTTTTGGAAGGGTATCCTCCCGTCAAATGCGATAGCAACGGTGTCATGAGGCATCCCGTCAATCAAGGCCGTGTGGGCCTTGATATTGGCACACAGACGCTCGCCATCAGCAGCAATGATATCTGCGATTTGAGGGTGCTCGCGCCATCGGCAAGAGCGCAAGCTAAAAGCCTTGTGAACGAAATTACATGCACCATGCGAGCAATGGACCGTTCCCGTCGCGCCACGAATCCGAAATATTATAATCCGAATGGCACGATAAAACGATTGAAGCGCAAGCACGGTCAAAAGCAAAAGCGCAAGTGGAAATACAGCAAAAGGTATTATCGTTTGCGTGCAAAGCTTCGTAACCTGTACCGTAAGTTAGCTGACATTCGCAAAATGGAGCACAACATCCTTGCTAACGAATTGCTGCAGCATGGCAACGAGTTTGTGGTTGAAGACATGAACTACAAAGCCTTGCAGAAGCGCAGCAAGGAAACGAAAGTCAATCCAAAAA